CTACACCTCGGAAGACGAGACGGGCGGAAACGGGCTTGCCTACAATATCCTTTAGGACTATATCAACCTCAATATCAATAGAGTGAGCGAATGCGCCCTTGTACAGCTCCTTTGTGTTTACATTGGCGTACTTTTTGTCAAGGGTGAAGTAGTACTTCGCCTCCCTTTCTCCGTACGTCATAGCAGGGACAACAGCAAATTCACCTGCCCCCAAATTGATTGTTGATGAAGATAAAGACGTGTATCCTGAGAAGATGTCTCCAACGGGAATTAGCTTCTTTGACTCAGCATCGTTCTTAGCTACGACATTGTCATCAAAGAATGTAATACCCTTATCGCCACCTCCCAAGCCACGACAGATAATCCCCGACTCTATAAAACGAGACTTAGGGTTCTTGTAGTACTTTGCAATGGCATCAGTCTTCTTCATTCTTCACTACCCTTTCTTTGGAGAGAGACGAGCACGCACGATTTCATCAAAGACACCTCTGATGACCTGAGCGACAGCATCGTTCTTGATTTCCTTCTTGGTGAGAGCGGAGATTTCCTTGGCGAGTGTCTCAGACTTTTCGCTCAGTTCATCCTTGTAGAAGGCTGACATCCATTCGCTGATATTCCCCTTGACCTCGGAAATGATGTAATTCTTAATGCTCTCGTTACTACTCTTCTCGCTGAGCGTGTATTCGTTTTCAAAAAGGTACTTACGACCAACGGCATTAAGACCTCTCTCCGAACTCCACATCTCTCTGACGAGTGATGCAATGTGCGCACGCTTCTTTTCGGGTGCGGTCTTCAGGTTAGCCTTAGCCCCGACACCCTCGTTGAAGCAAATCGCTTCAAGAAGAATCTTGCGCTCATTGTCAATACGCTGAAGCTCCTTCGTCATGCAAGACTTCTTGGCTTCATTTACGGCTTGTTCAAACTTTTTCATCTATTGAATAATACTTTTTTGTTTATCAATGATATATTAGATTTAGCTGAAAATTTCGTCAGTGAGTTTTATCTCTTCTCCCTTCTGTATATCGGAGAGAGCACGGACATAGGCGACCTTTCTCGTAGGGTTGAAGTCCATCCAAGCGTTGCCTAACTGAGAGTGCTGATACTGCATTACGTTCCCCATAGGGTATCCATACACACGTCCTGGGATTAGCTCTACTGCAATCTCTCGGAGAGTAGGGCTGAATAGGTCTTCACGGGAGAAGACTTGCACCTTTGCAACCTCAATGACATCGCCCTCTCGGAACTCGGTCATAGAGATAACCTTGTCCTTATCCTCATCGTAGTAGATAAGCCCAATACCTCTTCGGTTGCCATATACAACGATGCCCTCCTTATCAAAGAGGCTACTCATCTCCTCGTTCCTATACCTGACAAGTTCTTCGTTCTCATCGGAAAGGTCAATCAGCTCGGACATAAGTACAGACTCAGGGTTGTAATCTCGGTATTGCACATCCTCGTTAAACTTCACCTTAACAGCTTCCGACATCACCTTAGACATCTTCCAAGCCTTATATACCGAAGAAAGCTCCGCACTCGTTATAGACCCTGAGAGGATACGACCCACCTGCTTTTCCCAAACTCTCCAGCTCGCTTGCGCAAGGAGGAAGTTATCAAACAAGGAATATACAGACTGAGGAGTGAACTCGTGAGGTCCAGCCATCTTCTTGTTTAGGAGTTCAACGACATAGTCGGATTTATGACTTAGGACTTTAAGGGCTGACATTCTGAAACTCTGATACATGATGTACTCAAGGTCTTCGTTGAACCTACCGATATACCTATCAATCTCATCAAATTCTTTTTGTGATTTGATGACTATAAGTAGCGACTCCAAACCCCCAGCGTCATTGAACTTCCTTAGTGTAGACTCAAAATCCTTTGCCTTCCGTGTAAACTCAACAACCTCGTGGTACGGGAGGAATCCATCGTCTTCAATCTCCATGCCGTAGGAGGTGGGGTCTACGTAATGACCAACGGATTTGTATATATCCCTAAGGGTGTTATACCTTATTATTTGGTCTCTAAGCTCCTTCTGTTCTCTTGCGTTCATCGTTATTGCTCTTCCTCAGGCATTGGTATATACATCTCCTGCTTGTCGCCGCTTTCGTCAAGCGTGAAGGCGAGGACGACATCGTTGCCATTCTTATCGGTGCTTACGGAAAATGTGATGCCTTCCTTGGTTACATTGGTTGGGATATAGTAGGTCTTCCCATCAACCTTGAGGCTAACAGCCTTGTCAAACTTCTCCAATGTAGGTAGAACATCATCTTTCTTTTCAACTTTACGTTCAAAAAGGCTTTTAATCATCCTACCATCATCTGCAAGGATTACTACATTGGAGAAGAAGTGGTAGAAGAATGGATATACAACACCCTTAATATATGCAAGCGTTGTGCAAATGGTATTGATAATATCAGTCTTCAAGGCTTCATCGTCACCAACAGCCTTGTCAATATCAGCTATAACGTTATTAGGCAACACACCTTTTCTGAACACACTTTCATACACATCGGTATCCTCTGAATCAAGTTCAAGGGATGTGATTCCACCACCAAATGACATTGGGTAGTTGAGTGCCCTTGCGAACTCCTCTTCAAATGGAACGGCTTCGTCTGTCATGACCATAGCACGAATACGACCAATGACCCTATCCTGCAAGTCGTCAGATACTCGTGAGGTGACAAGGTTATCCTTCATCAGGATGATTGACAAAAGCACCGAGCGTTTTGCCATATCAACGATTACCCAAAGAAACTTTTCAACCTTCTTTCTATACATCTTCCTCTCATCTTCGTCATCAAGGTTCATCGTAGAAGCCATTTCAAGTAGCTTATAGAAGGATGAAAACATCTTGTCTCTTTCATGATACTCAAGAGCACTTTTAAGTACCATTGCAACTAAGTTATCAAAATCTCCATTCCTGCCTGAAAGGCTTAGGATTTTTTGAATTTTACCCATGGTTAGGTCTTCATCTGCCATCTTCTTGCCATTGGTTGCCATATATAAGGCGTAGGTCATATCAAAGACGGCTGGAGAGTAAGCCTCTATGCTATCAAGTATATCTTTATTCCTGCTCATCGTTAGTAGTCGTTCTTATCTTTGTCATCACCATTCATTCCTCTCAGTCCATTAGCAAGACGTGTAACAAAATCCTTCAAGCTGGACTTGTCTACGCTAATCGGGCGGCGAGGTGAGCTTTGTTGGCTGTTGGCGGTGTTGGTTTTTGTTTGAGGAGCTTTGTTTTCTTGCTCAATAGTATTATCATCATCGCCTTCCCCGTCATCAAAACTAATGGTTGGTCTTTGGGATGACGAATCGTCCCCATTGTACTTACGCCTGAATGCGTCTATACCATTAAAGATGATATTCTTTCTGCCTATGGATTTTTCATTCTCACCTCGGTGCTTCAAAAGGGTTAGCATGATAGCAAGACCAGCTGTATCAATGAAGTTTACGATTTCAAGGTATTCTTCACTTTGGGTGAAAAGGTCAAGTACGATGTCTTCTACCTTGTCAAGACGTACGAGCCTCTCCTCAATGAAGTCCTCAAACATTCGTCCCTTGTCTCTCTCGCTAACACGTGAGTCAAGCTCAGCCATCCATTTATATAGATACTTACTCTCGCTATCGTCTACCTTGGATATAAGGTGGGCTACCCTCTTTGAAGTTTGCTTCTTGAAGTTGTCTATGATTAGCTCCACGCTCTTCCTCAGCTTCCCCGTTTCAGGAGACTCTTCAAATCCATGGAGGTCTTCAAAAGAAAAGGAGTCAAACCCTCTCCTGCCATAGCTGAGCACGTCATCAGAGTTACTCCTTGAGGTAATCATCATAGCAATTCGCTTTGGAGAGTAGTCTACACCATAGTTCTTAGCGAGCTTGCTCACCAAGTTACTTGCAGATGCGAGAGTGGCATTACCCTTATTGTTGCGTGGGGTCAAGAACTTATCCTTTGATGTCAGCACGGAGTGAAGGTTGGGTTCTTCAAGGAAGATACCCTTCTCCCCAAAGAGAGCATCCTTCGTTTGCTTCAGGTTCTCCGAAGCGTACTTCTTATAAAGGAATAGGAGACCGATTATAGAGCCTGCGTGTTTCTTTATCGCCTTATTAGGATTAGCGGAGTACGTATCTTCCACGTACTTCTTGTACAGATTAACATCCAACGAAAGACGACCTTTGCCCTCCGCCATAGCCTTCTTGACAATCTTGTTTTTACCGAATACGGCAAGACCCGAAAGCGTATCAAGGAACTTAATGAAGGAGTGCTTTGTCGTTGCCTTGGTAATCCAGCTCGTTGATAAACGCCCCATATCCTTCATAAGGTGGATATAGCTATCAACGACCTCCGTTCCAAGAACGCTCTTAGCCTCCTTCTCGTCAATTCGCACTATGCCTTTGTCTTCTTCAAAGTTCATCTTTTTTGTACATAGTCTTCTATGCTCATATTTAGGGTAGTACATAAAAGCGGAATGGAGCTACTCTCCCGAGCAACTCCACCCAATAAACTAAACTAAAATCAATCCTATAATCTCCATCATATTATAGTATGCCTATTTTTCTCCCACAAAAAAGCGGAGCTACTCTCCCGAGCAACTCCGCCGCACATCATTACTTCTCTTATGAACTACACTTCTACCGACTACTACCAAGCGTGAACAGAGCATGGTTAATTACGTCCACCATCATCTCGTCACTATATGGTATCATCGGTTTCAGAATAGTTGGGGGTTGTGGGTTAAGCAAGTCGTTTGACTCGTTTAACTTCACAATAATGGGGTCAATACGTTCTGTGATTCCGTATACGTTACGCATCATCCACACATATAGATATATCTGCATAGTGAACTCATTGAGCTTGGTGCTCTCGTATCCGAGCATAGGTCCAAGCATATTCTGAAACGAGTTCGTAGTTGAAATATCCTTGTTGGTCTTCCAATCAATCAGGACAATACGCTCACCTTGTCGCAGGAGGCAGTCTGCACGTCCAAGTATGCCCGTGTTCGGGTCGTGCATTGGGACTTCCGTTCCCATCAGCTCCCAATCGTGACCATCAAGGATACGGATGAACTCAAAGAATGAATTAACGTGACCGAGGTATTCCCTCCCGTATTCCTTTTCAAAGTCACCAACATTGACAGCACGCACGGCACTTTCAAAAATCTCACGCTGAACATCAATGCTTGGAGCAGGGAAACTCATACGAGAGAAGAAATACTGAATAGTCATATCAACCCTTCTGCCTATAATCTTAGAATGCTCTCCACTGCGTTCCCACATTGCACGAATGTCCTCAGCGGACTGACCGAAGTATTTCCCTGATGGGTTGTCGTAGTCTCTCAGGGATAACTTCTCAGACATCCCAACAGCATCAAAAGGCTCGTTTAATGTGCTGATGATTTTGTATACGGGCACTGAGTTCCCGCCATTCTTGAAACCTCTTGAGTTGATTCCATTTAATGAGTTTACATTCTTTATTCGCTCAAGGATGCTTGCTATATTCTCCATTGCTTTTGTTTTGTGCAGTTATGAGTTGGACTACACCACAAAGATAATAATAAATATGACATAACACAAATTCCACAAAATAATGCCCGTAATTGGCTCTACAACACCTCCTTCAGCACCAGGAAATAGCTTGGAACAGCTGATATATTCAATGAACTCCACCCTTGGTGCTTTTTCAAGGGAGGTGGGGGAGCTTAGTGTCTCTACCGATAGGTTGTCGGATAAAGTGGATAACCTTGGAGACCAAATTGAACTACTCTCGGATAATCTCACGAAGATGTCTATCAGCGGGGACACCTCGGGATTAGGTGTAAACACAAACGTATCAAGACAAATAAACGGGGCTGTCTTAGACCCTGCTTCGGTGAGCATTCTCGCCACGCTGAGAGCGATGGAGACGATTGATGCGAAGAAGCTATCAACGTGGAAGATAATCCCCGTTAATATGCTTGCAGGTGTCATAGAGAAGATGGCTGGTGCGCTGGCTAAGGTTGGTACGTTTGATACCGAGAAGATGCGTAATGGTGCGCTCGCAGTGAATACCCTGACGCAGTCGCTGAAGGATATGAACGCAAGCATACCACTTATGGCTGTTGGTATAGGGTCTATGGTAATGCTCACGAGGTATGCTTCTGCCGAGGAGATTGCGATTGGAGCAGGTATAGCCACGGGTATGCTTCTCGCTCAAAGTGGTATCCTTATAGCCCTAAGCCATCTTGCAGGGAAGAAAGGTGAAGATGCGCTCACGGACGGAGCGAAGGCAATGCTTTACGTCAGTGGGTCTACTGCCCTTATGAGCCTTGCCGTCCTTGCAAGTGCGAAGATGTTTGAGACCATAGGCGGATTTGACATGGACAAGGTCAAGTCAGGTGGTATCCTTGCAGGTGAGATAGTAGGGTTCACTTCGCTTGTGTTCCTTGGTCTCGGAAAGCTGATGAAAAGCCACGATGTCGTCAGCGCACTAATTGGCGTTGCTGGTGTAGCCGCTTCTATATATGCCTTTGGTGCTGTAACCAAGTATTGGGGTGAAACGGCTCTTTGGATGCACGAAAACAAAGAGGCTGTAACAAGTGGCTCTTTGGTTATGGGTACGATAGTAGGAAGCATATCTGCCCTTATTGGTGGCATTGGTACTCTAAGTACACTTAGTGGAGGTATTGGCGCACTTGTGATAGCTGGTGGCGAATTGCTTTTGGCTGGGGTCTTTGGTGTCATTCATTACGCTTCTACGTCTATGCTCTCCTATGGGAAGTCCATGATGCAACTCAACGAGATTGACAAGGGTCTCAAGAGCGTAGGAGGTATATCAGGGATGTCATCAAGGATGACGGGATGGCTTGCTGGGTTCTACAAGGATTTTGCTGGCATAGCTGGTGAAGTTGCTTCGTTGGGCAATATGGTAGCGATTAGCCGTTTTGCTGATGGTCTCATCGGGAGTAAGGGCATACTAAAGGTTGCTTCAAACTTCCTTGACGTGATAGATAAGATGTTCAATATGAAAATCTTAGTCGGATTTGAAAAGGGTTCGTTCTACAACAAACCAAAATACAAATCTCTATCTATGGCTTGGAATGAAATGCCTAATGCAGGTGGTGTGCTCGGTAGAGCTATATCAGGGTTTGCCTTTGCCTTATACAACGGGCTGAAGGATGTAAACTCCAAGGAGTTCCTTGACAAGACAGCTGATATATCCAATGCTCTTATGGGCGAGTTTAAGTTTGGGTTCGGTCACGCTGGTGCGCTTTCAATGGCAAGTAAGTTCCTTGATGTCATCAACCAGCTTGGCAATATGAAGATTATCGCTTCCATTGACGAGTATGGCAATACCAAATACAAACCGCTCTCGCTCAATATGGGGAAGATGGGCGAACTCGGTGCTCAGCTCGGTAATGGTATAGGTAGCTTCGTGAAGGAGATGGCTAAGCACCTATCAGCCGACCTCAAGCAGGAAGCCGATAATATGAAGTACATCGCCCAAGCGATGGTTGGCGATAGCTGGAGTTTGAGTTCCTTGATTGCAGGGAAGGACGCTGGTCTACTTCCCGTCATCACGGGTATCGTAGATATTATCCAACGAATAGCAAGTGGTAAGTTCATTACTTACGATAAGGAAGGAAATCCCAAGCAGGTCATTGAAGCTAAGGTTAAAGACTTTGCTGGTACGGGTATTGAGCTTGCTAAGGGTATCGGAGGATTCATCAGAGGTCTTGCAAACAACCTGAAGGATGATATTGATGGCGTGGACTTCGGTAAGCTCATCAAGCGAATGGGTAAGGTTGGAGAAGTCCTTGGTGATGAAGATGATGGTATCATCAGTATCGTAGAACGTATTGGTCGTGTCGGTGCTAAGGCGAGCTGGAATGCCTTTGTAAGGTTCAGAGATATGGCAATGAGCGTCTTCTCCACCATCTCATCAACAGCACACCTTTTCAGCGAAGCAAGGAAGAACCTATACGATGATATTGAGGATGTCGTAGACGATATGGATGACACGATGGGCTACTTCGGTAAAATCGTCAAGAAGGTGGAGAAGTTCGGAGACCTTGATACGTTCAAGAGTACTCTTTACGCCAAGCATACGATGGGTGGCTTAAAGGAATTGCTTAATGATACGTTTAAGACGTTCGGAGAAAAGCACACGAGCGAACAGCTGAATGGTCTTATAAAGAACTCCAAGGAGACGCTGAAGGCTATTGCTGGCGAGACTGACGGCTGGTGGGCTGGTAAGACGGATGGTCTTATTGACGTGATGATAAGAGCTGTCGTTAAGACGGAGAAGCTCAGCGCACGTGAAGAGGTTACATTCAAGAACGGGACTCAGTTTAAGATTGCCCAAGCCATTGAACACCTTGACCAAGCTCTGATGAAGAATGCAGGGGAGAGGGAAAAGACACTTGACAAGCTGACCAAGAAGCTCAACGATGCCGCTAAGGCTATGGCTAACCTTTCCGAGTCTGCCGACAAGCTCGGTGGTCTTGATAAGATTGGCAACCTGAGTGGAGTGGCGATGAGCGATGTCAAGAACCATGCAAGCTCTCAAAACGGAAGAAATGTAACAAACGTAAATATACCATCAACTATGGTCGTTCGCCTTGACAACGCAAGTATAGGAGCAATCAACGAGGCGATTAGGAATAATATAATCTTAATACTATCTGAAAAATAGCAGAAGGGGCGCAAGACTAAAAATCCTGCGCCCCTTACTTTTATATCAGATTATCAATTTCTCTCACCCGTCCTTCTCGTCCTCTTGGCAGATAGGTAGGTATCTTCGGGGAAGTCATTACCGCCATTGCCGTCATCACCGATGCAAAGCGTTGTCAGACTACGTTCTTCCCTCTTTATCTCACCCAAGAAACGTGACCCCTTCGGGAAGACGACCTTGTAATCCTGCATTGCAAGACCTGAGCCATAAGAGGCATAAGGAAGAAGCTGAGACTTGATAAGCCCATCACTTACTTCACCATAACCCGAAAACTTTCCTTCCTGCGTCTTATACATATTGTTAAGCCCGTAGAAAGTGGTATCATAATTGTCCGTTAGGTCATAAGCCTTACCATCTGATGTTGTACCGAATGTCTCAGCACACAGCCCGAAGATAGCATCCTCGTACTTTCTGTGGATACGCTCAAATCGTGCGTTGTTATAGAACTCAGAGACCTTAACACCATACGTAACTTCTTCATTGGAAGAAAGCGAACGTGCTCTCCTTGGTCTACGTGGAACGTCACCCGCATGTTCTCTTCTATCATACCAGCTATCATCACTCGTCAAGAAGTCATCGCCAGGTTCAGGCTGAGGTATAGCAGGCAGAGTATCGGGATTTTTCATTTCCCAATCATCTATAATTCTCGTGAACATCTCAACATGTGCTGGAACGGGTCTGAACGCATCATCTATATCAAAGTTCGCCCCTTCAGTGTCCCTGAACCTAAACTTAGTTGTAGGCTCATCAAGCAGATTTCTTCCTTCTGCGTACTCCTCGTTGAAGTTATGCACCTCATTAAGATGAAGGTTGAACGAAACGGAAGGCATTGCCACAGATGAAATATAATCACCTTCACCTGCACTTGACGTAACGTCACCATTGATAGCCCTTAGTCGGAAGTTATGCTGGATAGTCATCTTATCCGAAGCTCCCATAGAAAGGAAGTTCATCACGTTGTAGCTATCATCAATCATAACGTCAAATCTATCAAGAGACCCATCAATAGGCTCAACGTGGAATGACTTGACCATACTATTGAATGACGTTGGAACAAGGTTAGCTCTCATCGGAGTGGATATGAGCCTACCTTCACCGACCTTCCTCAGGATACTATACCCGCACTTATGGTCATTAAGATACATAAGCGGAACTTCCGTTGGAACGATTGAGATGCGTTCGGTTATATTCAGAAGCTCAGCGTTCGTGTCAGGTCTGTATATGTTTTGTCTCTGTATGCTTGGATATACGTGGTCTTTTTCAACGTGCCTCATGCTATACTTCTTAGCAAGAATCATACGTTCAAGAGGACTGATAGCATTTCGGTAAACCGCCTCAAAGTGGGAGATGCTACCCGTAGTATCAAGCTCGTCTGAGACCTTAAACTTGTCATTCGTGAGAGGGTCTCTTTCGTAGTTCCAATCTCGTGCGGCTTTGTATATTGGAGAGTATTTCCCGTAGTTCTGACCACGTTCCTCCATCACGCTTGATTCAGAGTCTGTAAGCTGATACTTAACGAAGACCCCTGCGTGACCTTGCTTAACGACATAGCTGTTTTCCGACTCTGGCATTGGCGTTGGGACACCTACCGATGCTCCATTCTTATGGAATACCCTCGTCTCAACCTGAGCGTTTCTGTACATAAGGGTATTAAGTGAATACCCGTTATTCATAAGGTGAACGTCAGTGAAGGCTCTCCAAGCGAAGTCCGAAAGAACCATTGAGCTAAGCTGTTCCTTGTAAGGCGTTGAAGTCTTATCGTAGAATGCCCCACGATTAACGCCATCCTTATAACCCCTACTTGAGAACGAATAAGACTTAATAGCGATAGCGTTATCCTTGGTGTCAGGTGTATAGACAAGCGGATTTACATTCGCCATATTGAAGTCGTAGAACGGCTTTAGCTTCTCACTACCAGCCAAGAAGGCATTAGGGAGTGCATAGCTGTCCTTAGCATTATGTGCGCCAAGGAAGTAACCAAGGCTCTTTATCCTACCAAGGTCAAACAGCATTGAGCTTCGGTACTTTGCCGTCTTCATCTCCTCTGCCGTTTCAAGAGGTTTTCTATCCGTGAACGTCAAGAACCTTGAGTCAAGAGCCGTATTCAGCTTATCGTTGTCAAAAGACCCTGATGACGTTGGCTTGTATGTAGAGAAAGCATTGGACGTATTGAAGTAGTAGAGATTAGAACCGCTCTTGCTTTTGAATATCTCCGTCACAACGTGTGGATACTTACCACCACCCCATTCAACTTGGTCGGAGTCGTAGATACTACCAACTACAGAGTTACACGCAAGGAGGAACTGAATGTCATACCTTCTCGCAAGACCCGTATGGGGTACGAGCGAGTTGAAGTCAAAGTTGTCATTAATCGCCTTGCGGTAGTTCATCCTATCAATAGGAAGCCTATCTACCATTGTACTACCCTCAGAGTATCCAAGGTCATTGGTATCCTTGAGGAGGAAGTAGAGAGGACTCTTAATCCCGTGCATATCGGCATAGGACTTATGGTAAATTGACTTCGCTTTGGCGTTAGCAAGTATTGACGTAAGCTCCTCCCTCGTAAAGTTGTCTACCGAGCTTTCGCTCTTGACATACGACATCCCGTAGATGACGTTGAACTCCTGGGGTTCAGAGTAGGTGTACGTGATGCCATTGTCTTCGCTCATTGCGATACGAAGGTAGATGACGTGCGAACCTCTCTTTGCGTAGGGAATAAACGTAGATAGTGCTGGCTCAATCTCGTAGGTGACGTACTCGCTGTCATCGCTCTTAGCGACAATCTTTGCCTGCTCGTCACTCGCAAATTTCCAAACAACCTTATTCGTGGAGAATTGTATCTTGAACAGAGGGGTGGTAGGTGCTCCTAAGAGCACCTCTTCCTCCTCCTTTATGTTTTTCTTCTTTGCCATATCTTTTGCCTAATTCTTCTTTACTTTGACCTTTAGGGTGATATTTGCCATTGGTGAACCACTGACGAGAAGGTATGGGTCTTCACCAAGCTCTTGCGGTGCGATGTAGTCACCTTCCTGAGCCTTGTATAGGGATGGGTTGGTATCCTTAGTGTAAGACCTACCAAGCACTGACTTGTCTGCCTTGTATCCCTTTTCAAGGACAACTGATTTGACGGCAGGAGTTACGGGCTTTTCGGTGTTACCCTTTGCTTCATAGGTTATCGTAAACCAACCCTTATAGCCTTCCTTCGGAGCGAACTCATTTGCGTCTACGCTATACTTAACGCCTTCAGGTGAGGTTAGTGTAATCGTTGGTACAAATACATACGTCTTCGTTCCAGCACCAGCAATAGTCGTGTTATTAGGTACACGGGCAGATACTTCCACCACATCATTGCCCTTAGACTTAATCGTAGTAGTAAGACCACTGATGACGGAGTACTTCGTGAACGTCCCGTTGTTGGAGTCACCATTCACTTCATACACGACAAGCGATAGGTTGCTATTCAGATATTCTTCCGAAGCATCCTTCCACGACATATTGAATATGATGGCATCGCCATTCGTATTGTACTTGTCGCCTTCCTTCATCTGAAGGTGCTTTCCTGACGTACCCGTTCCGTTGGTCGTTCCACCGCCCTTGAGTGCTCTACCCGAAGAGTTGATGTAGTAGATACCATTTGACTTATCAAATAGAATCTTAGGACGTTCGGTATTCTTCTCGGGAGGAGTTGGGGTTGGCGTTGGAGTTGGTGTGACGTTAATGCCGTTCTTAATCTTCTCTTCAAGTTCCTTCAGCTCCTTATTGACATCGGCAAATCTCTTCGTCATACCGATAACCTCCTTGGTGAGAAGGTATATCTGCGAGTTAGCCTTCGTTATGTAATCTTGAAGAGCTATCGTTGAAGGACTATCTTTAAGACCCTTAGGGAATGACTGCTGTAAGTCTACACCGAGGTTGTTCGTATCGGAGACATCTACGCTAATAGCTGACCCCTTGTGCCTAAACAGAGCGTTCTCGTCTTCAAGGTGATTATATACACCAGCCTCTTGGAGTGCGCTGTCAATCTGAAGAGCGATAGCCTCCTGCCTTGCGTCCGTCAAGATAGCTTCTGAGCGAGAACCTACGGATAGGTTATTCGGAAACTCGCAGATGACTGCATTAGACCAATCTGATACAAGGGCGTTCTCAGGGTATCCAGCTTCTGATACTGCCCTTACACGAACCTCTACCTTCTCACCACGCTGGATAGGGATGTTGATTTGGTTGATGTTTTCTGCACCACCATCAGAGATACTCTCCTCCTTCCAAATGAACCTCTCGGTCTTTTCATCGTAGACCTTTTCAAGGTACTTGCTTCGGTAGGTAATCCAATCGGTATAAACCCCACTCGTTGTAGAAGTATCGTCACCATATCGGTAGGTCTTTAGCTCTACGCCATTATTATCCAGCTTGAGGTAGCGGTAGGAAATATCAAATGCGATAATCTTCTCTCCGTTACGTTCATCAGGGATAGGGAAGAAACCTCTAAGCCTATACTTAGGGGTTGAGAGGGTGATACCATTCTTTACTGCAAGGTCATTGAGGTGCTGAAGAAGCGAGTTATACTCCACTTGGTTTTGCTTCAGAGCCTTAACGTTTGAGTCAATCTGCTCCTGCTTCTTCGTTCGCTCCTCAGTATTGTTCTTGTCAATGTATTGAAGCTCGTCCTTTTGCGTTGCAATCGTCTGCTTCAGAGATGCCATACGAGACCTCACAAGCTCCATATTCTTTGAGGTTGTCGTGATGTCATCGTTGTCAAGGGTATAGTCTAATTGGCTGTTAATCCTTGCTACACCGAAGTAATCAGCTGACAGCGAAGGGGCATTAGGCTTGTGACCATTATAGGCGTAAATCTTTCCCTCCTTGACCTCTGAAATCATCCTCGCTCCGAAGTCAGCAACCTTCCCGTAGTAGGAAGAAAGGGCTTCTCCGCCATCCTCGTTCACAAGGTCATTGGTGAGGAAGTATGTTGGGGTAGACCATTCCTTGGAGGTGATGTTGTATTCCTCGTTGATAGCCTTAATGTAGATGATGTTCACCTCATTAAACCCAACACCTATATTAACGAACTTATCCTTGAATGGGTCTGAATATATCTCAAGACGTGATTCAATGAATGGGTACTGCCCGCCAATATCAAGACCGACACGAACCATACTTGAAGCGTTGTTCACCTCTAAGACGTTAAGTACGCTGTCTTCAAACCTCAGCTTGTCTCCGACCTTCAGTGTTAGGCTTCTAATCGGATGTCCGTTCGTATCTATCTCGTTATAGTTGAGAGTGTTAAGCTGTATGAAGCTCTTGCCCTCAATGGTAGCAACGTTGGTGACATTGAAAGCCCCATCTACCTTTGAGATATGCAAAGGCAAAGCGACATCCTCCTTATCCTCATAGAAAGCAATCCCCTTATCACTAAGAAGGTGCTTCATTGGGATATACTTCTTATCGTCAGCTGAGAGTGCAGGAAGGACATTGTTATAAAAGTCCATCACCTCCTTTGACTTAGCGTCAAGGATAATCCTTGATACAAGCACCCTATCAGCAAATCCGTCCACCACGCCTTCAAGGTTATATGCCACCTTGATACGTGGGAACATCATATCCTCAAAGAAGTAGTTTGCGTCAACGATGAATGTCTTTGGGGTAGGAAGCTCTGAAATCACTTCGGGTGGTACGGATACTGCCGTAGCTTTAATCTTCCTCCTCGTTCCATCGGAAAGCGTGACGACACCCTCTCCTGAGAGGAGTGCATTCAGTGCTTTCTTCAGAGAATCCAAATCCCTTGTAACCTTGGCATAAGACGGCATCGTAATCAGCCTATCTTCCCCCAAATTCATCGTCACTGAATCCTCGTCAGAAGTCAGAGACTTTGTCACCAGCGTCATTCCACTCAAAGCCGCATTGGTAGACTCTATAAGTCTCCTTTGGGTCTCTGCGAATGAACCTTTATTTTTTTCGTCTGCCATATAGTTTCTTTTCTTTTTCTTATTATACGACACCTATACCCACTTGTCTCTGACCATTTATATATAGGTCAATGATGGCATAATCCCATCCTTCGGGATGATGACCAAAACCGACCTTGCAGGAAATAGGGTAGTCGGGGAAAGCAGGTGATATGTACAATGCTATCTGTGAGTTTATCTCCGACTCAACCGCTGAGGTATCCAAGTTGGTGGAGAACACCAAATCTTCAACACCAACGCCAAAGTTGTAGTTCCCTATAACCTCTCCCTTTCGTGTGGATAAAAGCACTCTAATCTGAGTGATAATCTCCTCATAAACATCGGAGAACTCAATCACGTCAGAGCCTTTGTAGCTTTCGTCCTGGGGATTTCGTATGTATATATCCCTGAGCATAATTACTTAATCTTGCTTTCAACATTCGCCAGCCTCTTAGCGAGGTTTGGAACGTCTCTGTCTACAACGCTGGACAGCCTTTCATTTTCCGTCTCCACCTTAGACATTTTAGTCGTAAGGAGTTTTACGTCTTCCACCATAGAGGGGACATCACCACCGAGTCTGCTTATGATAGAGTCCACCATCTCCTGCTGAACCTTTGATAACTTCATAGCTCTCAGCACTTTAATATCTTCTCTCAGTTTTTCGTGGCTTTCAAGGATGCTCTCGTAGTCCTTCTCAATCTTTCGGTATCTCTCGTTGATAGCGACAAGAGCCTTGTTGTTTTCCATCATCGTCTCAACAGCCGTATTCAAAGCAAAGAACACGTCCCTCATTTCATCCATTGCGAGATGGGATGATGTCGTTTGGTCAATGATGGTTGTAGCCGTATCATCCACCGAGTCAAGCGTCTTGACGTTAATCTTAAACGAGTAGCTATTACCGAACGAGTTTACCGAAGACATCCTCTTCTTGATGGTTGGTATCTTCAGTGTGATTTGGTCAATAGGTAGTGGTGCGTTACTTCCGACAACCGACTTAGCCCCATCAATGAATACCACACCATACAGATTGGTAGCAAGGGCTTCTGTTCCATCGCTGTTGTAGATGGTGTAGTATATAAGTATGGTGTTGAAGTCAAAGCTCCTATCGGCAGTGGCTGATAGCTCCGTGTCAATAGACCCCGTCATAGCGAGCTTGTCGTATGTCATCGTCTCATCCTTATGGATGCGCTTGAGTGACTCAAGGTCTTTGACGAGCGATATACCATCAAGGCGACTTCTCTTAAACTTCTTCTTCTCGCCCCCGTGCGCTGGGTATTGGATAGTATCGTCAAGGAAGCTACCTGATGCAACGAGACGCTCACGGGAAATCTTGTCATCGGTGACATATACGGGAATGTCAGATACGCTCCACTCCATATCAGCACCATAGTCCTTCTTCTCCATCTGCCACCAGCTGACCTGATTTTGCTCAAAGAAGTCTGCACTGATGGTCTTGTCGTCACTCCCGACAACCATATAGCTATCGTCACCCTTAGAGATTGATTGGAAGTCACCGAGGGCTTCAAGGTTGATATTGCTACCTTCTACATTAGTCTGACCCTCAATAGTTCTTGACGAAGCACCATACTGATAACCTGCCTTGTAGTTCGTATCAAACTTAGAGATAAACCTCATCGGGTTAGAACCATAAGACGATGGGCAGGAGATATAGGTCTCGTTGAACATACCGAACTCGTTACGATTGTTTGAGTAGGCGTTAATCTCACCGATGCAGTGGACGACACGTCTGTAATTGTCAAACGTAGGCTCAAGCCAAGTGTCGGTATCTTCGTCATACTTGAAGCGAATAGCCCCAAGCTCCTTCAGCCACTTAAAGAATACTCTTTCGGAAACGGAGTCAAGGATATTCGCATTGTACTCAGGGGCATTCCTAAGTGTCGTCTCAAAGTTCATGACGTAGTTCCTAAGCGACACGGAGAGCAACTGATTTGGGGTCATCTCATTATCCGAGAGTGCAGTCTTGACACCTTGGATTCGGTTGAAGTCAATTCTGTTCCCATTAAGCTGGTCTGAGTCAGGATTACCCGTTGGCTGAGTTGAAGGGATTTCAAGAAGAGCGTAGTGCGTAAGAGCGACTCTGTTTCTTCTTTCATTCAGGTTGAGACCAATATCCTCCATAGCAGAAGGGAAGACAACCATTGTCTCCCCATTCTCACGAAAGTTCTTTATAAGAGGGGTCTTATATTTGCGTTCTATTGCCATATACTAAAGTTTCAGGTACTCCTTTATCGTGTTAATATCGGAGAGAACAGCCTGAAGGATTTTCTTTATCTCCTCAGCCTCTTCTCTGTTTGACTTGGCTATACGAAGAGCCTCATCAGCATTCTGTTCAGCCTTCTCCATCTTCAGCGACAAAGCGTTGATGGAGGTGATGCTTGCCGTGTAGACCTCATTCTTCTCCCTCATTTCATTCTGAATAGGAGCGAGGAGTGTAGTTCTAACATACTCAGCAAGTGACGATACAAGTGCGCTATCCTCCTCAATGGAGAGCGTGCGGGCTTCAATGGAATCAAATACCCCTTTATTAGCCTTAATGTCTTTATCGGTACTGATACCAATCTTAACTGCAATGCCGTCCTCGTCTTCCTTGAAGACCATTTCGTGTAGGGCTTCAAGCTCCTTGTTATTGTGATTAACAACGGGAACTATTGTAGCTATGGGGGTATCAACGTTCAGTGTACGTAGATTAAGTGGCATCTCTAACCTTAAATATCTGATATAACGTATTTACGATATTATATGAGCACATCCTCTTATAAACGATGGCACAAGCCTCTATCCGATGGGCAGACGAGATACAAGCAGGGTAACTTCACCATATCACCTCAGTACTTACATAAGTATATCGGAGACCCTGAGCTAATCGTATATCGTTCATCGTGGGAGTATAAGTGGTGCAAGTATTGCTGTATCAATCCAACTATCCTGCGATGGAGTTCTGAACCTATCGCCATAAAATACGTTCACCCACTGAAACTGAGGGACTTAAAGCTGAAAGCGGAGAAGGAGAAGGTCAATTTCAACCTTCAGGAAGCGATGGCAAGAGCCATGAGTAACTACTACCCTGACTTTTGGATGGAGGTGAAGAAGTCGGATGGTGGAATTAAGAAGGTCTTTGTTGAAATCAAACCGCACTCTCAGACGATAAGACCTACACCTCCTCCTGCTGGTGCTAAGCGTGCTCAGCTGATGAAGTACAGAAAGATTGCCGAGACCTATGCGGTGAACCAAGCCAAATGGAATAGTGCGAAGAAGTACGCTGAGGATTGCAGTCGTGCGCTCGGTATTGACTGCGAGTTTGTCGTTGTCACCGAGAAGGTCATTGACAAGCTCAAGCTCCAATAAAGTAGTAGGGGACGAAGAACTTAATCTCCGTCCCCTACCGAGGTGTATAAAATCTGACTGAATTTTACTTGTTCAGGATGTCTTCGGTGGTCTTAGAGACCTTAACCTTAACAACCTTCTTCGCAGGGATGATAATCTCATTGCCCGTAGCAGGGTTCTTACCCTTACGTTCGGGGCGAAGAGCAGGAGTGAACTTAGCGAAACCTGGGAGGTTTACAACCTGACCAAGTCGAAGCTGTTCCTGAATCTCTTCAATGAAGATTGATACTACTTCGTCAGCCTTCGTCTTGCTAAGACCAACCTTTTCTGCGACCTTTTCCGCAATTTCCTTGCGAGCGATAGTGTTAGATGCCATTGTTTTCTACGTTTTCGTTTTCTACTTCGTTGTTAATTGTATCTTCACCGAGAGCTTCAACGTTAGCTTCGGTTGCGAGGGAGTCAGTTGCTACAACTTCAGTCGTATCACTTGAAGCACCCATGGTGCTTTCCCCGTTCTGTTCATTACAAGCGACAAGCGTCATGCCTGCAATAGCCACGATGGGCAGAATAAACTTCTTCATTTCTATTCTTCTTTTACGTTAAACATTAAATGCTTACAGACTATTATAGAACCCCTATTTTTCTCCTCCCAAAATTTTCTGCAACCTAAGAATCATTGCACTCAGGGCAATCACTTTGTCGGGAACACTCTTTATATCTCGTTGGCTGTCGGCTATGGTCATGATGAGCATAGGTAGCTTAGCGAGGTCTTCCGAACTACGAGCATACTTGATGAAGTAGTCGGGGAAGTGTTTAGAGAACGCAAGGATGACGTGTTCAACCTGCGGTTCTTCTACAAGGGTGTACTTATAGTTCCTTATTGGGTCAGGGTCTCCTGACATAGCTATGGCGAAGAGATGGTTGTAGGTAGCACTCTCGTAGGTGCTTACTCGTATAACTCTGTTCTCTCCTTCCTTAATAGCATTTACCTGCAACTCTATGTCGTTGTAGATGCTACGCATATCGGGGAACTTGCGATTAACGATTTCCCTAATCGTGTCATCGCTCGCCTGCACGCCAAGCTGGTTGAGTACCCACAGCACCCTCCCTTCATACAAAGAACGCAACTCCTCTCTCTCTGCATTGTTTGCAGGTTCAAAGTTGATGCAGGTGAAGCGACTAAGTATTGGGGCTGGTATCTTCTGAATGTAGTTGCAGGTTGCGATAAAGCGCACGTGTTCGCTACACTCTTCCATCACGGCACGGAGGGCATTCCACGCTTGTTCGGTCAGCCCGTCACACTCTTCAATAAGTATGAACTTCTTTCCTCCGTATACGCTCATCGTCATACAGAAGTTGGAGACCTCCGTTCGTATCACGTCAATACCATTCTCCTTTGAGCCGTTGATAAGTAGCAGGTCATCTTCATGACCCGCTACAAGTATCTTGGCTACCGATGTCTTCCCCATCCCAGGGGGAGAGTGCAGGAGGATATTCGTATCTTGATACTGCTCCAGCTGTTCCCTCAGTCTCTTAACCAAGAGAACCTCTCCCATCTGCTTGGGGCGGAATTGTTCTACTAAAAGGGTTCTAAGAGTTTCCATTCTCTCTCTTAAATGCTTCGTGGTTGTCTACTTCAAAGCTGAGCTTAGACTGCTTCATCTTGTCGGAGTAAAGCATAGCTCTCTGAAGTATCATAGAAGCTAAGCGTGGGTTGCCAACGAGCTTGTATGGCTCACCCGATAGGGCTTCGTCCTTGCGGTCAAACTTGTTCGTGAAGAACGTGATGTTGTTTGCCACACGAATGAGGTTGTCGGCAATATCCTTTTGACCACATCCAAAGACGGACATTGTTTCGGAGATTGCGATATGCACACCTACGTTGCTTCTGAACTCTGCGTGTCTCTTTTCGTCTGCTTCGTCAAGCACGCTCAGGCGTGTAACCACCTCATCCATCATTGCAGAAGAAGTGATGAAGCTCGCAAAGACTTCGTAGTTAGGAATGACGGAGCGAGGACGGAAGTAATCTGCATACACACCATCAAGACCACGTGCGCCAACCCCGAGAAGAACGTCTTCATCGTTGATGTCGGGAGAGAGCATTGGAATCTTATCAAACGCAGTCAGTTCAATATCACTGAGGAAACCGATAGACCTATCAGCCTCGATATGAGTACGGATATTGCCGTGTCCATTACGAGCGCATGCAATCGTTGCGAGTGCGATATTGAACTGAGAAACAATCTTAAACACACGACCTGAAACGTGCTTGAGGGTATGATAAACCTTCTTAGCAATATGCCCATCACGGAAGATAATATCACGTACCGCTGAGCGCAGGCTGTTCTTGGCTCGTACTATATCGCAGTAGTCTCGGTAAAGGATGAGGAAGCAAGACTTAGCAACATCACAAAGGCTCATCGTGTCTTCTTGTGGTGCTGGTAAAAAAATGACATCCTTAATTTCCTCAACATCTGCTCGGTAGTCCTCCTCAAGGAAGTACTTTGAGAAGATTTCGGAAAGTACATTAACGACCCCATGCGATACTACGTCTACGTCAATATCAGAGGAAGATGTCTTTGCCACCCATAGCTCTACTGACTTCTGAACGACAGAGCACATCTTAGCACCACCTACACGTGCCATTGCGAAGATGTCTGTCACAGCACGGAAGATAACATCACCGAAGAAAATATGTGGTGTATTCCTTGCTCGTAAAATTTCCTCGTTGAGGGCTTCAATGTTGAAGATGTCACGATTAAGCGTGCGGTCTGCGAGGAAGTACCCGAACTTCACCGCCATACTTGAGCTGATAGCGTTAGCTCCCGAAGCGATTACACTCTTAACAATCTTTGAGATTTCCACATCATCAATAACATCGTACATATAGGGGTCATCCATATGTGACTTGATAATAGTTTCAAGGATAGGAGAGACGTGGTTAATCGTAACATCTTCCAATGCACGACCTGCATGCTCATTGTAAAGGGAGAGCAAAGGAGACGCAAACGAAGGACGACCAAGGGTGAACATATCCATCACATCGTAGGTCTCATCCTTGTAGTTCATCTGTCGGATGTCGGCAGAAAGGAGAGGTACGGAGCAACGTGGGTTCTCAGCCCAGCTGTAATCCTTCCAATCCACACGCCCCGTGAACAGACCTTCACGGAGAGCCGAACGGAGTGCCTTGGTCACTTCAACAACAGCTGGGCGCACCTGCTTGTTGAACTTATCAAGAGCATACAGACCTACGCTTGAGAGAGCGTTGTTAAGGTCTTCGTACTCGTGTCGGTTATATTCAGTACGACCCTTACGGATACGTTCAAGGACATCCGTGAGCGTACCATAAGCATATCCCAGCGAGTTAGGGAGTTCATCAAGGAACTCGTCAAGCTCGCCTTCCGTCATACCATTGAAAACCTCACGCTTCTTGGCTTCTTTCTCTGATGCCGAGAGCTTATACGGACTTACCTTATTCTTCTTTACGACCTTAATCTCCGTTTCATCGAAAAAACAAGAGACCTCGTTCATTATTTGTTCTTCCTGCTCCTTAATGCCGTCCATAAGGAGCATCATAGGGTGAGCCGAACGTTCAACCTTATCCTTGATAGCCGAAGGGATGTTGTCAAGCATAATCTGCTCCTGAGCGATGACATCCATAATCTCCTTTGGCGCACGGAGGATTTTGTTCTCAATCATCTTACGCACCTCGTCATCATCGTGCAGAGAGCGTTCATACCCTCCCTGCTGAAGCATACAGCGAGAGATAATCGTAAGGGCTTCAATGACCTTTGACATCGTGAGCTTCTTCAGCTCGGATACACTGAGGACACCATTAGCAAGAACAATCTTAGATGCTACGCTTGGGGTGAGCGTGTGGTCAAGAAGGTTCTCCATTGGTATTTCCTTCCAATATCTCTTTACCTTACCAATTTCCTCAGCGAGGTGTTCACCTGCTGGGTCTACGGAGAGGAGATGCCACAGCTCCGTGTAGAACGTGACGAAGTCATAATCCTTCCTCGTGGGGTCGTTGTCTCTGTTGAGAAGGAAAGCATACCACAGACCTGCCATCACCTTCTTGATGATTTGGTTCATATAGGTCTGCTCGTTATACCCAGGAACGACACTCTTCAGGTATGCACGAGAGGATGGGGCGAAGTTCTCTGCGACATACTTTGCAAGTTCCATTTCTGTGTATGGAGCGTACTCCTTCATCTTCCCATAACGAGCGACATTGTCTCGTATATTCTGCCACAGCCCATACCCCTTCTTGCTTTCAAGCGAGGAGGCGATACGCATAGTGATGAAGTCGGTATATGTATCAATACCAATGATATGCTTATCATCGTGCTTGATAACGCCACTCGTCTTCAGGCTGTTGGAGTAAATCTTCCCGTAGTGTTGGTCGGTGAGCTTAGAGTAGCCCCGTGCGCCACTCTTCGTTACATAGGAGAACGAGAGACCACCACGCTTTTCATCGCTCTTCACCCATTCAAGGTACTCATTTACAATCTGAGAAAGGCTTTCGTAGCAATATGCCGTACGAAGGTAATCCAGCTGAGCCATCTGCTCCGTCAGGACATCAACCATCTCAGGGTAAAGCGCAACCTCTTCCTGCTTGGGAATGCCGTTAAGCTCAAACACTCTGTCGTAGAGACGGGTGATAGTATCCCCTTCTTCGGTGATAATGGTAAGAGCAATATCAGCCATCTCCTCAGCCTTCATTCGTGGAAGGTTGTATTCCTTGGAACGAGAGCGGTCTTCGTCAGACACTCTACGGAGGAGGTTCATCAGGAACTTATTCTTCTTCCCGATTTCGTCCATACCGATACCCGTGGTTGAGATGTAGATGGAGCTGTCAGGCTCAATGTACATACGCATAGCAAGCCCGAACACGATGATGCGTGACAGCGTCTGTTTGAGACCTGCCATTGACGTATCGTTGCTATCGTAGTTGATTGCGATATGCACGAAGTCTTCGGAATGCACGTCATCGGTGATGGTGAATGCCTTTTCGTAGTCAATACCAAGCACCTCGCTCTTCTCCTTGAGGCGTTCCAAGTGCTCCTTGCGGAATACCAGCATCTCGGACTTCTTGATAAGGCGTTCTACAACACCGAAGGTCTTCATCTCAAGGAGTGAGGAGAAGCGTTCGTAGTTGTTCGGAACTTCAACGGCTGTCGTGTAGATGTACTTAGCACCCTTGATAAGGACGTTCTTGGACTCTACCGCCCCGTAGTACTTCACGAAGTTGTTGTTGATTACGTAGTCGGCATTCTTATACCAAAACGCAGTGTTCTCCTTCTTGAAGTTGTCAAAGACCTCCTTCGTGATGTCGGCATTCATCCCCATCATAAGGACATTCATAACGATTTCAATGAGGTCTTCCCCATCAAAGTCGGTATCAATGTAGTTGAGGTCGTTTACGATACCACGGAAGTACACGTCTTCGGGGATGTAATGCGAGAAGTCAGGGATGAAAGCATCCAACTGCTGTGCGATAATTCGTCTTTCAATCAGACGCTTAATCAGCCATCTACGTCTCCCCTGCCCGTCACGTCTCTTTGGACCTACTACAGAACCGATTGAAGCATCATACTTCATAGGAATGGTAAGACCCATCCAACCGCTATCCTTTGTGAAGATGAAACGCTTGTCTACCCCAACAATATCACTCAGAGAATTGATGGTGTAGATATTCCTCAGAGACTCGTAAATCTTCATAGCCAAGTCAATACGTGCTTCTGCTTCCTTACTATCTCCGAAACCTTCCTGCTCCTTATATAGGTTCAGCTTCGCCTTAACACGTTCCTTATTCAGCGTATCTTCATTACGACTTTGGTATGAAGCGAGTGCGGCTCTCCTGAGGATTTCAAGCTGACTATCAGTGTGTAGCGGCACCATGCGCTTACCATCGGAACGAGTGTAAGCGGTCTGACTACCTTCCACAAAACCATCATTCCAAATGTATCGTGCAAGGTGGTAGTGTCGTGGTTCGTGACCTGAAAGTCGCTGATACTCAACCTCTTCGCCAAGACGATTAGCTCTATCAAGGTTGAAGATGAAGTCCTTTTCAGCCTGCCCCGTAATCATAAGGCAGAAGTCCTCCGTCACGTTATGCGTGATGCGGTCTTTGAAGATTGCCATCATAGCGAGTGTGCAGAGTTGCTCAGACCAAATCTCACCGATACGATGGGCATCATAGATAGATACAACCTTGTCTTCCTCCTTGACATTAGGGTCATTATCTTCCTTACGGAAACCCTTGAGGACGAGGTCAGGCATATCCATCTGACGCATACGACCAAGTGCCCATTGAGGCATATCGCCCTTAGCGTCATACGCCTGCCCTGCGAGCGTTGCCGTAGTGAATACAATCTGCCCCTTACGCTTCTTCCCCTCATCCATAAGGTGGATATTCTGTGTCGTAATCTGCCCTTGCGTAGCAGGCTTGACACGGATGATAGCACCTTCTTCAATGATACGGAACTCGCCACCTACACGCCCTGGGAATGCGCACTGAGATGCATTGAGTACTCGTCTGTCCGCCTGCATATTGCACATCGCCTTGATGAACGAAGCCAAACGCTTTGCCGTGGACATATAGACGAACTCATCCTTGATGGAATCCGTAAGGAGGAAATAGCAATGGTACTTTCTTCTGTTCTCTGAAGAGGAGAGCGATTCATGAACGAGGAATGGAACGTTCCCCGTAGACTTGATATTGTCCACGAAGTCATCAATACCTATAGCACCTACATCGTCAAAGTCAAGGAGCATAACATCGGCACAGCGGAAGTTCTTTGACCTCTTAGCCGAAATCATAAACACGTCCTCATTCTTATCCGTGAAGAGGTGGCAGAACGTCTTCTGCTTGTCAAGGATAAGAGATGCGAACTCGCTGATAGCTTCCTTCCAAGGTTTGTTGATGATGGTGCGCTCAAACTGCATTGCAGAGAGACCACCCTTCTTTTGCTTGTCCTCCTTGCTATAGATTTCAAATCCATCACGGGAGAACGAACAGCGGATGGTGATATTCGTCCTTGGGTTGAGTGTTTCACCCTCAGGGATGATACGCTGAGAGCATTTGGTGGCAGTAGGTGCATAGACCTTTCTGTCGTTGTAACCTCCTTCGCCAATCGGAGTGAAGGAGAGATTGTCCTCTAATCGCTTCTTGCTCATAAGAGAAAGTAGTTTTTATGATGTGCTATTGTAGCTAATCTTGTTAATAATTCCGTATCGGCAGTAGGGAGGGCTTTTGGGGGCACTCCCCTGCCTACATTATTATAGTAATCAAGTTTGTACGTACACATCGTTGTTGTATTACTATGTTATTGGTATATCGGAGGAGAAGCGTTGTCTGAGTGAGGTCTTTCTTTTATCGGGCAACCATCATCGCCTCGTACTCCTATTTAATTACCATACAGCAAAGATACAAAAAAGATATATATCTGCCAAAAGGATGTATTTTTTATTTCATCAGCATATACTTTCCTCTGCGCTTCGCTCCGCTCAGCTTGATATGCCTTACACCTTTCTTTGGGTATGTTATGGAGAGGTGAGATGAGGAATGCTACGCTTCGCTCCGCTCAAATAAAAAAGTTATTACACCTACGGAATGGATATAAAAAGTATTCCAACCTATATGCTTCGCTTCGCTAAGCTCCTTTATGCCTTTTCTTGTTTGTTATGGTGGATGACCTGCGCTCCGCTCCGCTTCGCTTTCTTTCTCTTTCTCCATCCTCAGCTACGCTTCGCTCCGCTAAAAGAAAAAGTATTATTACCTACCTATTGATATAAAAAGTATATCCATCAGTTCCGCTTCGCTTCGCTCAGCGTTCCTTCTTTCTTAGGTATGTTATGGTGAGGGAAAGTTATGGTGAGGGTGGTTCGCTTCGCTTCGCTCAGCTTCCTTTTAGGTTAGGTTAGTTTGGTTTGGTGATGTGTTTAGTTTGGTATGCGCTCCGCTTCGCTACGCTCCCCTTTCTTCTTTTTGGATTAGGTTACTCGCTCCGCTCGTTGTCGCTTCGCTCCAAGTTACGCTGAGTTGATGTAATACTATGTACTCCGCTTCGCTCCGTCTTTTCAAGTTGGAGTAATAGTTTAGATAGTGTAGTAAAAGTTAGACTAATATAATAATATATATATATAATAGGTATAACTTTTATATAGTAATATATATAGTATATAAAGAATACAATACTATAGTATACTCTCTACTACTGGTATTGCGTCAATTCTGATTTCACCAACCCAACCTACAAAACCAATCGGGTAAATACCCTACATTCACATTCACCCAATGAATTTCAAGTCCCAACAGATAATACTTAACGAGAGTTCTTCAAGGATAGTCATCCAAGTTCCTCGTATCATTCAGACCCTCCCTAATCAGGCTTCGGGAGATATGCGTATTGATGACTATGCCTATGGGTATTCACTCAGGGTGAAGTTTGACCCCTCCGACCTTATCAAGATGGAACAGCTCGCCCTGCATATCAATGGCGTTCCTCTCGTCTTTGATGATGATGGTAGGGTCGTATCATCGCATATACTCTATCCTACGCTCTCTGACAACTTCTTTCTCGTCACGATGAGGGGGAAGTCCGCTAACGTGTCTTTCAGGCTTCTGACGGAGCTTATCGTGACGATAGGTAAGTCTAATCCATTTGAACGTGTAGACAAGCTCCAAGGGACGCATACGATTTCCTCGCTATCCCAACAAGCCCAAGATGGAACGATAAGATATACCCCTAACTATTACCTCGGCAAAGAAGAAGACCTTACAACGCTCTTTAATGACGAATTAATAGCCAAGGCTTACTCCTTCCACGTTATGGCGCACGAGAGCCGTTCTGTGGTCTCTCAGGGGGATAGGATAGCTCCGTACTATGGATACTCATTCCAATCGGCTATGCTCCTTAGGACGAACCCTAAGCTGACGGGTAACATAAAGCTGGCTATTGACTCGCAAGGAAAGATAAGCCTTGACACCTTCCCCGTTAATCCGCTCCTCGGTTCAAGAAGGTACTCTTCTAACCCCGTGAGTGGGATGGGCGTTTATGGTGATGACGTACGTAGGCTTTTCTCTCTGATGCCTAAGGGTGTCTTTTATGACGAACCTTCATCGGAGACAGCAAAGGATAGGACAGCTGATACGGGTGGTCTTGATATGACCTATATGTACGGAGGAACAACGAATGTAAATCCAACTCATAAGGAGGGATTTGTCTTTTTAGCTCCGCTATACCTAAAGGAAAAGCTACCCGACTTCTTCGCTGTATTCTCCGTTCCAACCAAAGACCTTGGGTTAATTGACAACCAAAGTGGCAACATTGCATCTTTTTTGATTGAGAATGGTAGGTTGGTTTCGTCTTGGTCAATGAAGCAAGGGACGCTTCTCGGTGACTACCTAAGACGACATTACAGCGAGGCTATCAGGTATCCATCTCCATATCTTCTCCAACCAAGTATTGAGGATGGTGAGAATGTTTTTCGTGGCGTAAGTGTGAGAAGTGGACTTTTTACGAGCGCAACGGAGCTGAACTATCACGCATTTACGGGGGCTAAAAAAAGTGAATACCCTACGGAAACATACAGCAAATTCATCTCAGGTGCTTACGAAAGGAATGAACTTGTGCATCCTCATATCATCAATATGGAGTATTACTTTGATGACAATGAGGTGGAGACGCTCTCGCTGAATACGTACTTCGGTCTGTACCTCACGGAGGAGGAGATAGTCAAGTATGATATGATAACCCTTATGCCAAATGGGGACGCAAGGTGCTATAATGGTAATGACGGAGAGTACAAGGACAACGACCTCTTCCTTCACGCAGGTGAGATGAAGGATAAGCGTATCATATACGGACTATCATCGGGGAAAAGTTTGCTTCGTGTGAGGAATGAGAAAGACCTGAAAAAAGCTATAACCTCGGGGTCTTTGTTGAAAAATAATGACGTAAAGGCGACTTTCCGCATTTCTTCTATACCCGAAGAGAACGAAGGAGAGTTCCTTACTATGTCCCTTGAAGAGCCTTACACGGAGGGTTCGCACTTTAGGATTTTGTTCTCACGAGAGGGTGAATACAACAGACGTGTCGTTAGCGATACAATCGTTGAGACGGACAAAGCTCCCGTTGTCGTTGATATTGCTGTTGTGAAGAAGAAGTACAAGGATGGGGTGTCGCACGTGCTTCGTACTGAGATGACGGCTAACGGGGTAAGGCAAAGACTTCTTGCAACACTTTCAGCGAAGTCTGAGAAGGAGCATATTGATGCGAATGCCATCTACTACAAAATCCATAAGGACGATGTCAGCTTCATCACGAATGAAAGGCTGGTGAATGACAACCACCATGACGGACACGTATTCAGATACTACTCGGGTCTTGGAGGTCAGCGAAGCGAAGACTACGTAGGTGGATTGAAGGTAACGCACACTCCATTCAAAAATAAGTATATCGTGCCATCCGATATACCAAATATGTTCATCTACAAGGATAGGATAAACCTCGGGAAGAGGAGGAAGATGCGTGACAATGTCATCCTTCCATTCTCACCTGAGGATGACCTCACCTCTGTAACACCAATAGTGTATCACGTTTCCATAACAGAAACGGGAGACGTGGAGACGTTCATAAAGAGAATTAAGCTGGCTCTTCGTAAGGTGATGGAGGAACAGAATGATGTGTCGTTCCAAGTCAAGGATAACGGAGCAACAAGGCTTGATATATTCACCAAGCACAAGGCTACATACGCTCAGATTATATACCCCAAGGGTAACACCATCGGGTTTATCCATACATTCTTCGGAAGAGAGAAGTTCGCTCCCAAGGTTGAACTCTACAGGGATTCCGTGAACGCATCCATTCAGGATAGGCTCTTCTTCTTCCGAGAGGATAAGAAGGTGGCATCCATCCTCGGTAACTCAGACTTCCAAAATATGGGAGATAGGTATCATCAGTGTGTGGGCTTTATGCCCATATCGGATGATATGGTTGAGGTCTATGAAACACCCGAGCGAATTAACGAGCTGGTATCTCTCGGAGGTTGGGTTTCGGTATGCAATGGTACGATAGCACCATCAAAGGATTTCGTTATAAGCAATATCTCTCAGGACATACGTGAGGACAAGGCTCTTCGTTCGGATGGCGAGTATGTTGATATTGAGCTTGCACGATTGTCTTTCAACGAGACGAAGGTGAAGGCTATCATTTCTCCATTCGGGGTTGGACGCTCCGTTGTTTACAATGGGAACAATGACTGCCACAAATCTAAGTATGTGAAGTTCTATGGGAATGACCCCGTGCAGTTGTCTCGTATGGCGGTTCATCCATTCCACGATTTGGCTACGTCATCGTACGAAGCGATAAGACAAGCTACGGCAAGGTCTCCGTTTGTGTATAACTTCTCTTCATCGGAGAAGCTGAACCCAAGCATTGACCTCAATGACTGCCGAATATACAAGATTATCAGTGGCGGTATCAACGGGATTAGTGTGGATAAATTCTCCACATATCCACCATCTGTTTTTGAGTATGTCAAGACAGACCTTGAGCGAAGCAATATCCCCAACTATTACAACATAGAACTCACGTTTTCTTCTGATACTCAGATAGTTGAGGTGGATTTAGATACAAATCCTCTTGACGTAGAGCCTGCTCAGGTGCTCTCACCTGCATTTAGGGATGGGTATATAAAGTCAATGGAGGATAAACTACCTCTACTTACATCTTCTGACTTCCTCTTTAGGAATATCGGGATTCACGAAGAAAATGCAGGTCTTGTCGGTAGCTATGGGGCTACTCAGAATCCAACCAAGATACCTTCGGTGGATACCTCGCTTCTCGTTGAAGTGGATGGCGTGCGTATGTCCATATACAACTACATTGAGAGGTATGGCGATACGTCAATTTTTGATAGGGTGTTTGATAGGGCGATAGATTACACGCATGGTGTATATCAGCCTAATTCAGAAACGCTCCAATTCTTCATTGACAACAGCCTTGCAACTATATCGGTTAAGGGTAACTTGAAATCAAAGATACCCCTTAGCGAGCTATCTCGTTGTTCCGTTGCCGTGCTTGGTGTGTCCACTCCATTGGCGTACCCTGAGGTCATCATTGATAGGTTCTTGGGTAGGGTGTATATCCTCACGTCACTTACGGGTACATCAGCTGTAATGGGTACTTCGTATGTATATGGTGATAAGGATTGGAGACGTGTAGCTACATCATCGTATTCCATTAACCCATCCAAGCGCATCTCCATAGACAGCCACTTTGACGGGGATAGCTCAGAAGGTACTGACATCTATGGATACAGCGGTTCATTCAGAAAGAGTAGCTATCTCATCCAAGAGTGGAATAATGGGTTCTTGTCAATTCCAACCGATAGGGTAAATGTATCCAACGGAGTATTCTCTGTACCAAGCTCGGTCATCCCATCGGCAATGTTGAAGTCAAGAGGAAGCTCATTCACCGAGCCTACGATGTCTCACTTCTCGGTCGGGAATATCGGACAACTCGTTTCGTCTATGGTGGTGTCAGGTGAGACGCAAACCTCGCTTAGCGTATCTGAAATACTGAACTTGATAAAGTCCTCACCAATGAGGATTTCCATCAGGAACAAGGAGCATAAAGAAACATACCTAACGAGCGGAGATGACTTCACCATCGGTATTGAACGCCTACCCGTAGGGTCTGCACTAAGTAGGAGCTTGGGTCACTATGATGTATGTACGTTGCCAATGTTTAAGTACGGCTCTATGGTAGGTGGTGGCTTTGTCGTTCGCTCGGTAGGCTCTGCCACGGCATTCAGGCTCAATGGGGATAACGTGGAAAGGGTTACAGACCTGAACGTTCTGTCCACCTCACCAATCAACAACGGCTCAATAAAGACGACCCTATCAACGAAAAAGATGATGTCGTCAGACGGCTTCGCCATCAAGGGGAAAGATGGTATCACCATTCTTGTTGATAAGTGGACTATCGGTGACGACCTCACGTTTGATATATCCACATCTCAGTCGGAAGGTAAGCAGGTGGATAACCTAAGGATTGAATGTAATATCACCAAGGGGGCGTTTAACGCACTTAGGAGAAATGAAATCTTCTCCTCTGAAATTGGTTGGATAACGTCAGAAGAGGAACGTAATAGGTATATTAACTCGTTTATTACTAAATACCTATCGTTAAAGGATGACCTTTCTGTGTCGGTGTTTAGTATGGTAAGGAGCGTCACGGATACTCCTGATGTTCTCTTCACTGAGCAGGTAGAAGGTATGGAGCAGATGAAGAATGTATCCACCTCAATCGCAGAAGTAAACAACAACCTTATCTACTACATAGACATCAAGGATATTGACGATAGGAAGTTCTTTGTCTCGGTAGGTATTTCGTCTATAATAGGTTAAAGGAACGCACAACGAATGAACGCAAACGATAATATAAAATACGCTCCTGGGTTTCCAACCTATGGAGTGAAGGGTGACACGGGAGGTAAGGGTAAGGATGGCTCTTCATTGTACTATACGAAGTACCTCCTTTCAAGTTTCATCTCCGACTCGGCAGAAGCAAACGCCGAAAGAATAGAGGTGACGAAAAGGATGAACCAAGGTCTTCCTATCAACAACTACGAGAACTCACCAGCAAAGGTTACATATAATGTTGGCGACATCGTTATTGATGGTGGCGGTTCATTCTTCAGGGTAACTGAAGCCAATGGTCGCCTTGACCTATCAACCGAGCCTATCCTCTCCGTTCAGAATTGGGGAGCAAATGCACTTAGTGGGGTCATTCCTATTGACGTTAGCCGTGAGGTAAGCGAGTCGGTACTCGTCAGAAAGAACGATAGGCTTATCCTTTCTCCCACCATCAATGGCGTGGATATTATCGCCAATAGCGTTACGGAGGAAGACCTAAAGGCTTCTGAGAATGTATCTCCCAATGCTGTTCAAAGGGTCATAGGTGGAGTGCCTATGCAGTACAACGGGTACAATATCGTACCTATGAGTTCCTTCATCTCTTTTGACTTGGATGGTCTGCCAACCTACCTGACGATATATTACAACAAGTCGCTGGGTACGTGGGGTATTGAATCTAATTCGTCACTCGTGCTTGACCTGCCCATATACTCAAGTAGAGCGGGAAGTGCCGACACGAGGAGGGTAGATGGCTACGAGCCTCTTGAGGTCTCCTCCATCGGGATGAAACGCTTTATCTACAACTCGTTCTTCGCAAAGTCGGCAAACATCCCAGCAAAGAAAGAAGTACCATCTGAGTACCTGATGAAGTACATCCATTCGGGTGGCGAGCTTGGAGCTTATGTCTACCTCAACACTCAGAAGGACGGCAAGCCCGTGGAGAGCGAGTTTGTCGGTCGCATCCAACTTCGTAGGGACGACATTAGCCAAATGGGCGTTTCGTCTGCAACGGAATACGTGCAGAGTATTGATTCCGTGAGGGAGACGATAGCGAAGAAAATAGAAGGCAAGAAAGATGAAAAGTCTTCTCTTGTCGCCATGTACCTAACTATCCTTGACTCTGTCGAGGTCGTCATAGATTATATGTAGAATGTTAAAGACGGGATTACCATCGCTTGGAGTATCAGGCAAGAATGGAGACGCAGGGAAGGACGGATATAGTGCCATCTTTGGTCATCCTTCGGACTTCTTCATGAGCGGTCTTGATTATATTGGATACAAGAACTCCATAGTGTCTGATGACGAAGAGGATGACTACCAAAAATATCTTATCCGAACGGGTGATAAGAAAGCTCCCCAAGGGCAAGTGTATCGCAGGCTGTATGCCAACCCGAAGGATGTAAAGCTGTTCAATGCGAACGGAACGATGAGGTCGGATGTCTTCAGCGTCCTCCGCTCCAAGCTATACGAATGGAACTCACCTAACTCGCCATATTATGTGTATGGATACCCATACGGGGTGACTCCGACCCAAGAGATGCTTATCCCTATTGATGGTAATCCAAGGCACTACTTCTACTCTAATGTGGATTTCAGGGCTATGCTCAGCAAGAAGATGATGCTGAAGCCCAATATCGCAAAGGGTGACGACTTGTTTGTTCTTGCTGGTGTCGGTCTGAAGAAGGTTAAGGTTGATGGTTCTATGGAGGATATTTCTGCTGAGACATTCAACCGCATACTGCAAGATACCCCTAACTTTATCAGCGATAGCATTTGGCATCGTAATGGTAGGGTATGCGTATCTTCATTAGTCGGGATTAGTAATGCAGGTCGTGTTGATAGTGGTCGTATCGGTCATTACAAAAGGGAGAACCCTGCATTCTCACCATCCGAGTTTATCAACATCTTAGATTATCGTGCTAACCGATTTTCATCGCTACCGCTCCTATCAAGGGGTGCTGTCGCTGATGTTGATATTAGCAAGGATAGGACGATAGCCATATCAGGAAGCAACTTTATTACTCTTGAGACTGACCTACGCTCTTTCCGAATTGGAAGTAACAACAACGGGATTACCCTTGACGTTAAGGGTCTCCACGTAAACAAGTCTCTTAATGAGTATCAGCTCTACGAGACAAAAATCCTTGATAAGGCTGTGTCCTCTGAAACTGCCAAGGAGTGCGTGTTCCCGATTGACTTTGACGAGTACGTAACGAGCAAACTGCCCTACGTATATGAAGACAAGCCCGTATGCAAGGTGGGCATCTACATTCACGGGGATGATAGCAGTATATCATTTGCAATATCCCCAAGTGCTGTGTCTTCAATATCGGGTGGGGTACGAGTTATGGCTGTCAATACGTCAAAGGGAAAGTTTGTCGTACAACCAACGGACTTTTACGACATAACTCCCTCAAAGGTTTACACCATAGAGATGAAGGAGAATGACATCTTGGAACTCTACCGAGATGTCACAGCTGATAATTCGCAGTATATAACGTTCTCCATCGTTCCTTTTGTACTTAGTGATGGCGTGCGCATCTTCAAGCGACCCATTGAAAGAGGAGCGAGAGTAGAGCTCAAGGAAGGTACGATAAAACTTGTACCCATACAGCAGTTTATGAATAAGTCCGAAGGAGCATTGTCTTTTGTAACGGACTCTTCTACCCTTATTGATACCTCACTAAAGAGGAATATCATCCCAGCTGTTGATGGTGCTACCACGTCTATGTCAGACCAAAAGCTGATGAAGATTTTCTTCCCAACGGCTAAAAACTCTGACGGCTCGGTATTGTACGATAGGATTGTTAAGGTTCAGATTAACGGAGTTGATGTACCTATTGCAAAGGAGGTTAAGGCGAATGCTCCGCTGTATTACGCTGATGGTGTGTACTCAGGTGTTCAAAAGGTGAACCTATCCAACATTACGCACAACACATTTGTCCATTTCAGACAGCCATACTACCTTGACAATAGCGTTGCAATCCCATACATCTACGGGAAGAACATACCAACCAAGTATGCGAACGAGAAGGAAGCCTTGCTGAGTACAAACCGATTCTATCAGAGTATTGAAGAAGGTTCAAAGCGAGTGCTCAATATATCGTTCACAACGGATGGTGGTAGGACATACGATTGGTCTATCTCTCAGCCATTCTACGAGGACGAAAGAAGAAAGCCTACGCTTTCTTTTGAAGGGGTTGATAAGCGTTTTATGAACGCTATGGACAAGAATAAGAACCTGAGTTCAAATATGTTAGACATATCTAACACGCTCACGTTCTCAAACTTAGACCCTACTAATTGGTCTCGCATAGCAAAGGATATGGAGAGGTCTCAGGTTTACGTAGCAACGCTGTGTAGGCTTGGGAACATCAGCCCATTTATGGTATCAGATGGTAGCTTATCAAATGGTGTCGGTAAGCTGAACAAATCGGTAGCCTATGGTGAGCGAAAGATTGTGTCTCCATTTATCAAGGACAAGTTCTCGCAAGCAGGAGACGAAGAGCCTATGCAGGTCTCCATTTCTCTTGTGGCGGAAAACAATGTCATCATACCTGAGGGGGATGCAGTAAAAATCACAAAGGGCAAGGCTTCAATCACCGACTTCATGAACGACAGCGTCCCATTCGCTATCCTCAGGGAGAAGAATGCTGACGCTTCAATGAGCAAGGAGGTTGCGAAGAATATCCTTGATATGCTCATCTCCGAAAGTCCCGCAGTGCGTGATAGAGACGTGACAACTGAACGTGTAGCGCATCAGATTGGTCTGATGAGCCAAGAGCGAGATATGAAAAACATAACGTCTATCGCAACTCTTGGAAATGGTAGGTATGAAAGTGGCTTCTTTATAATCGTCTCCACGATGAACTATCTTGTAGAACATAGCGAGGTGAACATATCGCTGAAGCTCAAGATGGACAACCCTACATATACAGATATTGAACTTCCCATAAGCATAGACCGAATGATGTTCTTCTCCCCCTCTGTTGATGATGGTGGAAGCATATCGTTTGACCCTAAGTATGACGTAATCAAAACATTCAACTACCTCAACGAAGAACCCGTTCTTATGAACGAGACGAGTGCAGACCTCTCGTCAGGTATAACCCAGGAAAGTGCGATGTACGGCAAATACGTCAAGAGTAGCGTTGTGTCATCAAGGGGCGTTTATTCGGTGATGCCGATTGAGATAGGCGTTAATCAATTAACGACAAAAGAGCTTAATAGCATCCCCGACCAATATACGACTTGGGGTGATTTCAATGGAGTTGATAAGACGGCTTCCATTTACATTAAGCCATACCTTACCAATAGGATGTTCACCTCAGGTGGTACGTTCTCAAATGAGTTTATGCTACCTACGCTAAGCTCTCTGTTTGATGACGATACACACTTCTCCATTAAGCCTATCTCGGAGACCAACAAGACGCTCCTAACCCTTGACTACCCAAAGCGTACCTTAAATGGGAATAAGATAAACGTAGGACATTCCAATGAGGTAGTTTACAATGGGAAGGTGTACAAGAAGATTGGCGGAAAGGTTGAGCTTGACTTGGATGTGAACATCCCGCTCTTCACGGATGACGAGCTAAAGGCGAGGTCTTTTTGGAACAACGAGGAGAGCCATTCTCCGCTCACGTCTTCTCCCTTCGCTCGGATGTTTAGGAAGATACCTTCCAATAAGCACGCCTACTCTAATGGATACCTATTCCAAGACGAGGAGAAGGCTTCGGTGGATACGGCTAAGAAGGCGAAGGAGCTTACGATGTCCCTTGATGAACTCAAGCAACAGCTGACGTATAAGGTCGTAGGCGTATCTGAGGTTAAGGAGGACAAGATTAAGGGCGAGGTGGAAATATCTCCATATACGATAGACCTTGGCGAGGACTACCCCGTTGGACCTCTAATTAACCTTGAGAGGACTCGTCTCTCCTACAAATGGAGGGATAACTTCACTTCTTCGGTTACTATCTCACCAAGGATTGCGCAAGCCCACACGGGTAAGGGCGCAGAAGAAGATGCAGGTCATCTTTGGGTGTTCACCTTGCGAAACCCTAAATAACCGAACCATATTTGTATATTTGTGCGCTATTTCATATCTTTGCATTTGGAGTAGCGCACTCTTTTTTTACATCAAGACAGATGAACAATGCTGTTAAAAATATCAAACGATGGTCAGTACATTAAAGTAGATGACCTTCAGGAGCATAAGACGTTTCAGATCTTATCCTATATGACGGCTGAACGAAAGGATGCCTTTATCCTTAGGAAGCTCAATCCAAACATCCCCGTAGAGGAATCGTTTATGAGCGAGAACCTCATCGTCTCATCGGGACTATGGAGGGAGCTTTACAACTTTGCTTCCGAATATAAGGAAGAGGTATCCCTTTCAGATGCTTTCCTGCCAACTCTCATTGATACGCAAATCACGAAGGAGTACTTTGAGAAATACGTATCAGACCTCTTTGAAGGTTCGGAGATACAACCATATGGTTATCAGAAAGATGCGGCTTATGCAGTACTTAGATACCGAAGGTGCGTAGCGGAGATGTCCACGAGTGCGGGTAAAACACTGACGAGCTATCTTATCTTTAAGTACATGCTTGACCACCTTGATGAAACCAAGATGGTCTTCGTTGTCCCAAGCGGTGCGCTCGCCACTCAAACAATGGAGAAGTTCGTCCTTTATGATGGGAAGATTAACCCAGCATACAAAAAGGAGTGGAAGTATGAACTTGTCGGAGGAGGTAAGCCTGTAGCTAAGTTCAAGGGAGACAAATGCAACATCGTCTTCGGGACATTCCAATCCCTTCAAAAGGTGAATGTAGAGTTCTTCAGAAAGGTCACGGCTGTCGTGGGTGACGAGTGTCAGCATATCACTGCCTCGGGAATGCAGGTGGTCTTTAGCCGTTGTACGAATGCACGCTACAAGATAGGGCTCTCGGGGACACCGCACAAGAAGAAGGGGACGATTGAATCCTTTACTTCTCAGTCGTACATGGGTCCAATCGTGTACACCCTAACGAGCGACAAACTCATCAACGAGGAGAAGAAGGCAACGCCCATTGAGGTTGAAGCCATTGAGCTTGTCCACGATAATACCTATGGTGGTCTTACCAATCTATACAACCACCGAATGATGCGCCCTACGGGTGATACACGAATGGCATCAATGCTATACAACGAAGAGCGAGAGTACATCCGAGCTTCGCACAAGCGACTTGAGTACATCTGCAACTGCATCGCAAGTACAGATATGAATACCCTTGTCCTCTTCTCTGACGTTAAGGGTGACTACGGAAATCAAATCGTCAAATGGCTTGAGGAGAATACCGACAAGACAATATACTACGTAGACGGAAGCACGAGTGTAGCTGAACGTGATGCGATGAAGGAAGAGTTTGAAAAGGACGAGACCAACAACTCCGTGTTCGTTGCTACGCTTGGCACATTCTCAGAAGGTGTGGACTTGCTAAGACTTTGGTATATCTTCCTCGTGGAGACGACAAAGAGCGAACGTATCGTAGCTCAGGCTCTCGGTCGTGGTATGCGTCTCTTCAAGGGGAAGGAGAAGGTTATCCTTTACGACTTTAGGGACAACTTAAACTACAAGCCTAAGGGCGAGAAAGTCCCATCAAGTCGCTCCTCTTGCTACCTGATGAAGCACGCAAAGGAACGAGACGGGATTTACAAGGATAGGAAGTTCCCTCTGACCCATAAGAAGGTTTACTTATAGGCTTCAAAAACATAGTTAAAGCTCCTAACTAAAATAAGTAGGTTTCTAAATATCATACCAACCTGCTATTTCTTAGTTAGGAGCTTTTATTATGGCAAGGAAAATCAAATACATATACCCATCAAGGGAGAACAGAGAGGATAGGCGTTCTCCTATATATGCTGTCTACGCAGAAGAACACGCTCGTGACGGAGGAGATAAGAAGAAGGCTAAGGCACGCAACCTCGTAGACCTATCATCAACGTCTGCAAGGTGGAACACCAGCCTCATTGAAAACTCTTTCGCAAAGGGTTCTACTGAAACGTCTAATACAGCACTCAACTCATTCAACTCAATGTATGGGGGTAACGACAACATCTACCTAAACCCATACGCAGACGTTGTGGGTCAAGATGAGTATATCCCATATTACGATAAGAGATACTCCGTAAGGAGACAACAGCTCAGGGACTTTGCCAAGAACCCAACGATTGAGACATGTCTTGATATTATATCCAATGAAGCCATCGTCTACGATACGAATGGGTACTTTGCCAACTTGAATATTAAGCTCCTATCAAGTGTCATCAAACCTGACAAGAAAGGACGTAAGTCGGAAGTGCTGGATGGTCTTGTCATGGCATTCCGTGAGGTATATCGTATATACAACTTCCACGTATCTGATGACGCTTGGAATCTTTTCAAGTCCTTCCTCATTGATGGTATCCTCGCATTTGAAATCATCTACGAATATACCACCGAGAATGGCATAATGAAGGCTACGGGTATAGCAGGCTTCAAGCAACTTGACCCAACTACGCTATATACCAAGATTAAGAAAGTAGAAGGTGTAGGGGATGTTAAGGTATGGATACAAGAAACGTCAGGAGGGGCTATTGAAATCCCCGACTCCAATATCATCTACATCTCGTACTCAGGTAAGTACAACAACTTGAACGTATCCTACCTTGAACGCCTTTCAAGGTCATACAACATCCTCAACCAGCTTGAAGGGTCTCGTGTCATTTGGAACTTGATGAATGCTCAGAAGCGTACGAAGATTGTCGTACCTATGGGTTCTATGCCACCACAGAGGATGCGCACGGAGCTTGCTCAGTTTGAAGCATTCTACAAGGAAGATATAAGCGTTGACTCGCTGAGTGGTGAAGTAAACTACAATGGCAGGGCAAAGTTCCCATTTGCAAAGACGATGGTATTCCCATCTAACGGACAAGGAGCTACGGATGTGTCTTCCATCGGTGATGACGGGTACGATATGAACTCAACCCAAACGCTTGAATACTTTTGGGATAGGTTCATCCAAGATACGCAGATACCTCGTAACCGATTCCCTAACTCAGTAGGTAAGGGAATGGCAAACCCATATGATGTGAGTTCGTCCATCACGCACGAAGAGCATAACTTCCACCGATTCATCAACCGACTTAGGGTCATCTTCAAGGAGATACTTATCAAGCCCACTTGGATTCAGTTTGCTCTTATGCACCCTGAGTACGCAAAGCACGTGAAGCTCAAAGCCGCAACGACCATTGAGTTCATTGATGAGAATATCTTCGTAGATATGAAGGAGAGCGAAAGACTCAAGAATGCTTCTGAGTATATCAACTCCCTCCTTACCATCCAAGAGGAGAACTACTCATCTTACATACCTGCCAGCTTTGCAATAAGCAAGTTCCTCAACCTATCAGCTGATGATATGATTGAGCTGAACGCCGCAAGAGAAGCAAGAAAGAAGCATCAGGAGAAGATGAAGGAAGAAGGCGAAGCACAAAACGGAGGTGGATTTGGTCAGATGGATTCCTTCGGTGGCGGTATCGCAGACTTTGACAACGGAGGAGGATTTGATGTTGGAGGCTCAGGAGGAGGCTTAGGTGGTGGTGACTTCGGTGGCGCACCTGATATGGGTGGAGACCTCGGAGGAGCTGATACGGGAGCAGATACAGCAGGTGAACCTGCACTATAAACGACTATGGCAAACAAGAAGTATAAAGTAACCATCAAGGAAAGCCCAAAGAGCAAACCGCTCTTTGAGGCTGATGATACAGCAGGGCACGGCAATATACCTATCACCGATGTAGACCTACAACAAAAGGTGTCTGCAATAGATACGAGAGTAGCCCAAGCCCGTAAGACATACAACAACGAAGTGCTCAAAGCAAACAACGAACTTGAACTAATCCGAAAGGAGCAGGTCAAGAGAAACGAAGAGAAAGCACGTAACTCAGAAAAAAAATCTGACGAAGAATCAGATAACAAAAGTCCTGAGACAAAGGACGTTGAGAACCCTAACGTAGGTGGTTCGTCACAACCAGCAGGAGAAAATTCTCCAAAAGATTTGGTGGATTAAAAAATCCTTCCTACATTTGCAATGTGAACGAACAATACGGCACAACCGAGTTCTTTGACATTGTTAGCAATTCAACCGAGGATGAGACCCTCGGGAAAGAAATTTTCATCAAGATTTGGTGGATTGAAAAACTCTCCCTACCTTTGTGGTGTGGGAGACAAACAATACCCACCTCGGTCTTTGACATTCTTGATGATACAATAAAGAGAGACCACCGAAAGGAGTCGGGGAAGTTCCGACACCTACCCACGTGATAGGGTGGTGTGACAAGCACGTTCGGTAGTTTCTGATATGGATGTAGCGCAGTTGGTAGCGTACCGCATTTGGGATGCGGGGGTCGCAGGTTCGAGTCCCCCCATCTCCACTACAACTACTAAACTACAAGAGTTATGATTAGTCCGACAGAGTTTTACGAAGGTCTTGATAGAGGGGCATACAAGACGAATGTCAAGATATACCAATCTTCGCAGACGTTAGATTATAATGGGAGTCCGATGTTTGAGCTTGAGATAGCAACGACAAAGACCCGTGAACCCATCAAAGATGACCCTTACGATGCTCCCTACGAGCTTAGTCTCACGATAAAGAGGAATCAAAGAGAAATCAATGATTTCATCATGGGGGTAAAGCTAAGTAGCTTATGTTGGAAGTCACCTGAGGAGGTTGATGAAACCATTGCCAAGTTGGAACGGATTATAAACAAATTCGTTGATGCTTGTTATAGCTATCAAAATGGCGACTACAACTCTACCTCAGACTATTACGCATATCTAACTATAAGTGGATGTTACAGATACTTAAGCACGTATCTTGACGATTTGCGATATGGCTATGATGCGTATATAGTACGGACATAAATAGTTCTACCATACGGATGTCTTTTGTCGGTTCGGGACATATCGGTAATCATGTTCATTCTTAAGAAATGCAGAACCGACAACGGAAAGATGGCAGAGTGGACGAATGCGTCTGTCTTGAAAACAGAAGGTCTGAAAGGACTCGGGGGTTCGAATCCCTCTCTTTCCGCAGAACCTCCGACTTAGTGCTACTTGAAACGATATATAGTAGCTATCTGTGATTGGCATTTATTATAGGTTGCGGTGTCACACGGGTATCGGGATATTGAACAAGCATCCTATACGTTCGTTTGCACTTTGACATTATGGGTGCGCTAAGCGAGAGGGAAAGCACAGCCTCGGTAGCACGTAAGACTACCAAGAAAGTCTATCTCATTAGAGTGAAAGGACACCATCTGAAAAGTTAAAACTCCAAGTAGTAAGTCTATGACGATGGAGAGTCTGCGGGTTATACGCAGGAGCGTTTAGGGTTTATAACAGAGCTTCACCCGCTTCTCTTGTGAGATTACAGAATTTCACTCTAAAGGTATAAAGATATGTGGATAAATGCGTTCAGGCTACCCGATGGCGAACGTGGTTATGTCATCAATGGAAACCGATATACGTACAACGAAGTGTGCAAGCACAACGAAGAGGATGCTAAGAATTATCTTGCTAATGATTTTGATGATGACCCTTGGTTTACAACTTATCAAAATTTCTCTATAGAAGCTGAAGACAAGAGCCTTGAGTTGATTCACCTATCTTGCTATGGTCGCTCTTGTGTAGATTATGGCAACAAGGAGAAGTACCCACATAAAATATATCCATTTGACCTTCTCCCATTTATGGATAAGAGGGCAATGTGGAGAGATTTAGCTTGGCTGGATGGAAAGTTCCATATCGTTGAGTGGAACGATGGAGACGAAGTCCGCAACTTCACCGAGATGTTTGTCTACGACAAGGACAAGGTTCTCTCCCTTATGGGAAAGAAGAGACCATACTCTGCATATGTCTCCGTTGAAAATGACGAAGTGTACATTTGCATGGAGTTTGACGGAGACAATAATGTTTACCGATATAAGACTAAATTCAGAGAAGCTGATTTGTTTACTCCTGAGAATCTTTGGGATAAGCTCGATTAGCCTACTATGATAAAACGGAGAGTTGGCGGAGTGGTCTAACGCATCTCACTGCTAACGAGACGTACGGAAACGTATCGGAGGTTCGAATCCTTCACTCTCCGCTAAACCTGCACCCATCGTTCAATGGATAGGACAGCGGTCTTCTAAACCGCCAATCTCAGTTCGAATCTGAGTGGGTGTACTTTCTAAGAAAGGCAGTGGCGCATTTGGCAAGCGAGCCTCGTTATCGGGGTGTCCTTAGGACTTTGTCGGTTCAACTCCGACCTGCCTATCTAAAAGTCTAACTTAATCACTAAAATATGTTTTGCGTCTTAAAGAATGACAAGCTCGTCATTGAATGCGAGAAGGAAGAGACGGCATTGTTCTATATCTGCACGGACTCCAAGATAGAAGTCCGCAAGATAGATGGCGGGTATGCCTTCCACAAGAAGGGTTCTGAAAAGCCTATGTGCCAAATAGCATCAAACTCGGAAGTTGATTCTGTAAAGATGTTCATCCGAGACCTTGGGTATAAGTACCCTGCGATACGAAAGTTCTCGCTTTACAAGACGGAACGTATCTTGTAAGAAACAAAATGTGGGCGTGCTCAAGCACAAGGTGGTTCTTAAATGATGTAGGTTCGAATCCTACCCGACAGAGAAGACTGAGGACGAGTCGCCACCTACCCGCATTTTCATTAAACGTAGTGCTTCTTGATGAAGATATTAAGAGGAGCGAAACCTCTCACTACGGCTGTGATGGTAGCTCAAGTTGGTTAGAGCAATAGGTTGTGGTTCTATGGGTTGTGGGTTCAAGTCCCATCCATCACCCAAACATTCTTTTAATTCCTATGATGAAAGGATGTTTAGCTTTGAAGCGTTAAATTCATAGGGGAGCTTTCTTAGTTTAATAGTAGAACTTACCTGACGAGGTTATGTAGGTGCAACTCCTACAGAAGGCACACGGGCACTCGTAACACTTGTAGGTGTTAAGCATTGGATGCACGACCGAATGGTTGGCGGATACGAGGGAGGTTGGGTAGCTACAACTATCACGAACCTTAGGTGGGACGACAAATCTTCCCCGCTAATGTACCTAAAGAGTGAAAGCATTAGCTTTTTTTGCTCTCGTCTTGTCCCTTGGTGTAATGGTAGCACAACAGACCTTGGCTCTGTTAGTCATTGTTCGACCCAATGAGGGACAACGCAAACAGAAGTTTCATCAAACTCAATCCTCGTTATGAACATCATATCCAAAGAAAAAGACTCTTACGACTACCTTGTAGGCAAGTGGGGAGTGGATAAGAATATCACATTAGATAGAACGTCATTTGATAACTCCATTAGGAATGTTATTTCTGATATGGAGGATTATAAGGGTTATTGTATTCCACCCAAAAGCGGAATATATATTAGCCATTACCTACTCAAGGTTGGATATAAGTATTTCCTCGTGAGAAGTATTGAGGATTACGATAACTTCACGATTAACAATGAGCTGATTTCATCGTTTGAATGCTTTGACAAAAGGATTGAAGGAGATGATGCTATTATTTCCTTATATATGGCTTCAGTTCCTTGGGGGCAACGAATACATCAAAAAATCTCGGGTATCTCAGATGACGAGTATATCACATCTGTGGCTGATGACGCTCTTAGCAAGCTATCATTCTATCGCCTGAAGACGAACTTCTTCTTAGGGAAGAACGGATTTGGGTTCTTAGACCAAGAGGAAGTTTATCTTGCAATATACAGCTATTTATCTTCCTTGAAGAAAGATAAAGATTCAATTCAATCCAATGACGGAAAGATAGTCTCGCATGGCTTTGATAAGAAGAAGTCCTTCAGGAAGATGAAGCGGTGACATTCCACCGCATGAAACCCTATAACTCAGCTGGTAGAGTAGCACACCTTTAATGTGCGAGTCGCAGGTTCGAACCCTGCTGGGGTTACTGATTTTGGATTGCTAACGTGTCATCGTTCAATGAAAGGGCTGGTGCTATAATAGGCATCAGTCCTTTTTTGTTTCAAAAGTATTCTCTATCTTTGCGATAAGAATTAACATCCAAATACGAACATATATGTTGGAATTACTAAAGTTCTCCGTCAAGGGGTTCAAGGGGTTCAAGGATGAAATCACCCTTGACATGACCGACAAGAGAGAGCAGACAACCGAATCCAAGGGGCTGGCAATTATCCTTGGGAAGGAAGGTGCAGGGCGTACCAACCTCGGTGAAGCTCTCTTTGATATTGCCTACAACTTCAACAAAAGCATCATCCGTCCAAATAGTATGTACGCTTATGCAAACTCATCAATCGCAGTAGAGTTTTGCTATGAGCTATGCGACTCTGTGCTAAGCGCAATCTACCAATACAGATATAAGGTCTACGATGGTGAGATTTATGACGTGATGGTAGACGAAACGACTAACAAGTACCCAATCTCGGAGGATAAGAGAGATAAAGTCCTAAAAGATATTTCAGACTTCGCTCAGTCAATGCTCTTCATCAAGAACTGCAAGGAGAGATTTCCAATGAGAGCCGAGGACTTGAAGGACGAGTTGCTTCCTTCTGATGAGTTCCTTCGGGACTTTGAAGAGTTCCTTGTCAGTTGCATCGGCTACGAAGTGGACTTCGTCAAGATAAACTCCGAGCTGTACTTTAAGGAGAATGGGGTTGTCCTTCCATTCTTCAAGTGTGCAAACAAGAGACTTGTGGACTTGTATCTCTTGGTTAATAGCGTGGGGTGTGGTCACTTCTTTGAAGACGAGCAGTATTCGCTCATCTACGTTGATGACCTTCCGTTCATAAACGACCTCACTAAAACGCCATCCATCCTCACCTTCCTTGAAAATAGGACAAAGCAGTTAATCGTAGCTCCTATTGATACGATATACTTCAAGTTTGATAGACCGAAGGAAGACTTGTATATCATAGCGAATGGTCAGGTGAAAGAGATACAAGAATGGACTGACAAGGATTTGCAGTTCGGGCATAACTTTGAAGGGTTGTACCGAGGAGGTGCTTTTGACGAGTGAGGACACCTTGGCAACCATAAATGATAGCGGAGAGATTACCATACGGGGTCTTTCCGCTATTGCTTTGAAAGGTTATTTTCACTACCTTCGTGAACGAAACATACAACAACACTACACATAATGAAGAAGACTTTAGAACGTAAAGCACTGACCGATGGTGAACTATCTATCCCATTTGAACGAGATAGGTATTGGGGCACTGAAAAAGTATGTCGTGGAAGTGGCTATAAGATGTACCATTACCATGGTAGACTTTTAGCTGAAATCCGTGGAAAGAACCTACACTACGTTCGTGTGTACAAGCATAAACATGTCTCTATGGGTAGATGTAATTGCTCGCTATGCGAATGGAGACGAGAACGTTCCGCCCAACGTAAAGTGAAGAGAATGAACGAGAAGGCAGAAGCGTTTGGAGAATGGTAATTTAATGCCTATCTTTGAGCAACAGAACATACAAAAACATAAGATATGGAAATAAACTTTAGCAAGGAGTTCACCGATGCTCCTGGCGGTCGTTACAAGTCCGATGGTTCTCACTCAGGTGAGCTTTTCTACGAGACATTGCTTCTTCCAAGGTTTGAAGAAAGCCTCAAGAACAACGAGAAGCTCATCGTCAATATGGATAACGTATATGGCGTTCCTGCCAGCTTCGCCTCTCAGGCATTCGGCACGCTCTCTCAGAAGTTCGGAAGCAAAAAGGTGCTTGACAATATCGTCATCAAGACGAACATTGAGAGCCGTAGGAATATGATTGTGGGGACAATTATTGACCCCGAAGGAAAGCTGTCCCTTTAGCAAATCAAAAGACTAATCACTAACTTAATAATAAAACGAAAATGGCAGAAGTTGGAGTAACTCATCGTTGCGGTGGTACGCTCTACACCACTTACAGAGATATTGAAGAGAAGGCAGTAGCTCAGGCTAACTTCCTCCTCGGTATGGAAACGTACGAGGAGCAGACAGCTCACCTGCTACCTGACGCTCATTTCTGTATGGGGCTGTCCCCCGTTGGACTTGCTTTGACCTTCTCCGATGTCAAGGGTTTCCATCCATCAATCATTTCGGCTGACGCAGGGTGCGGTGTCTCGGTATATCGCATCCCTAACGTCACCGAAGAAATGCTCTTTGAGCTTTCCAAGAATATGAAGGATGTCCTTGACTTCGGAAAGAAGATGTACATTCAGGAAGCGTTAGACGCTCTTGAATGCTACCAACTAATAGATAACGACAAGGAGAAGAAGATGCTCTTTGAGCGTAGCTTCTGTACCCTTGGTGGTGGAAACCACTTCTTTGAGATTGGAGAACATCTTGATGAAATCTCGGGAGTGCGTGAACACTACATCGTCATCCATAGCGGTAGCCGTAATATCGGAGGTCTCCTTCTAAAGCGAGGAAATGACCTCGCAGAAGAGAGCGCAAAGAGAGCCTACTCCAACGCTGTATCAGATGTCGTACGTGAGTATTCCACGGCAGAAGATAAGTCGGTCATATCCGATATAATCTCCTCTCTTGAACGTCCTGACGGCACGATAATGCGAGGTGTCGTCCTTGACATCTACAAGGAGATGGAAATCTTCGCTCAGAAGTACGCTTCACTCAACCGAGATGCTATCGCCAAGTCTGCATCCATCATTCTCTTCGGAGAGGACAAGACGGAGAAGCTCGTAGACAAGCCACACAATTACGTTGATTGGAACTTACGTGTATTGCACAAGGGTTCAATGGGCGTGAGCGTTGGTGAACTTATTGCTATCCCTCTCAATATGCGTGACGGGACTATCGTAGGTCGTGCGAGTGGCAACGTGGCAGAGTGGGGCTACAACCTCCCTCACGGGGCAGGACGCTCTAAGTCTCGTGGTGAAGCCGTCCTTGATATTTCCATTGAGGAGTACAAGGAACAGACTAAGGGTATAATCAGTCATACCATCAATGAGAATACCATTGATGAAGCTCCATCAGCCTACAAGGACAGCAAGAGCATCAGCGAAGTAATCACAGCTAAGTTGTATGACTACTTCGTTATCAAACCCATTATGTCCTTCAAGGAATCCGAGCCTAAGTGGCAACGAAAGTAGGAAATCGGGAGGGACGAACCTCCTCCCGACTACTACTATAATAGTCTACAATGGGAGCAAGCTCCCATCATCGTTTAATCACATTTTTCATATCCCTATTACCAACATCAAATGACAGAAAGCAAACAAGCGTTATCTGACTACGTGTACCAAAGTAAGTACTCTCTCTACCGAGAGGACTTAGGTCGTAAGGAAGTGTGGAAGGAAAGTGTACAGCGTATCAAGGATATGCACCTCACGCACCTCGCCACCTTCGCCCCCGAAGCACTCAAGGACGAGTGGTTCATGAAGCAGTTTGAAGAGGCTATTGAATACTACGAGAAGAAGAAGTTCGTAGGCTCTCAGAGAAACCTTCAGTTCGGAGGAGACCCCGTACTCAAGTCTTCCGCAAAATCATATAATTGTAGCTACTCACACTGCGATAGATTAGAAGTCTTCCGAGAAATCGAATGGCTTCTTCTGAGCGGTTGTGGTTGCGGTCTTTCGGTAGAGAAAGCGCACGTTGAAAAGCTCCCTAACCTTCTGAAGGAAGAGGAGCTTGAAAAGGAAAAGGAGCTGTTCTTGATTGAAGACAGCATTGAGGGATGGGCTGATGCTATCCATAGACTTCTTACCTATTACTTTGTTAAGGGTTCAAAGAAGCCTATGTTTGACTACTCGGAAATTCGTCCTAAGGGTGCAAAGATTGCAGGTCGTTTCATCGCCCCAGGACCTAATGGTCTCCGTGAAAGCATCGGTCGTATTGACAAGGTAATTGCAGGTGCTGTGGCTTCGGGTGCTACCAAGCTATCACCTCTTCAGTGTGCAGACATCATCGCTCATCTTTCCGATTCAGTTCTCTCGGGTGGCGTTCGTAGGTCAGCCCTTATGATTCTCTTCTCCCCCGAAGATACGGAGATGGTTGAATGTAAGACGGGTGATTGGTTCACGGAGAACCCTCAGCGTGCTCGCTTCAACATGTCTGCGGCTCTTGACCGAGGCAATGTGCAGAGAGAGGTCTATGACAAGCTCTTCCACGCAATGCGTACGAGCGGAGACCCTGGTCTCTTTTGGAGGGACGAGTTCGGTGTCGGTACTAATCCTTGCTGTGAGATTGGTTTTGCTCCCGTAGATGAGTTCGGCAATACGGGATGGCAGGTATGTAACCTTGTCTCCATCAATGGTAATGAATGTACCACCGAAGATGAGTTCTACAAGATTTGCGCTTGCGCATCTACTCTCGCTACCATTCAGGCAAGCTATATGAACTTCCCATACCTTGGTGAGGCTACAACGAATATCATCAAGTCAGACCCACTTATCGGTGTGTCTATCGGTGGTATTATGAATAACCCTGCCATCCTCCTCAATAAGGATATTCTTGCAGTAGGTGCTATTCAGGTGCGTCAGCAGAACGCTAAGATTGCACGTATCCTTGGTATCAACCCAGCGTCAAGAACGACCTGCGTAAAGCCCGATGGGACGGTCAGTTTGCTTCTCGGAATGACCTCAGGTATCCACGGAGCTTACGCTAAGAAGTACCTGCGTAGCGTGGAAGCGAATAACGAAGAACCCAACCTCAAGGCTTACGAAGAGGCTAACCCAAAGGCTGTACAGCCTAACATCTTCAAGCCTGCTACGGACAAGAAGATTTTCTTCCCTATTGAAGAAGATGACTCTACTATCCTCCGTGGTGACTTGCAGGGACTGAAGCTCCTTGAATACGTCAAGCTCGTTCAGCAGAATTGGGTACTCGCTGGGATGAAAGACCAAAAGTCTCCCGTAAAGAATAACGTATCAAATACGATTGACGTTCCCGACAACGAATGGGACAAGGTGAAGGAATGGGTTTGGGACAACCAAGACTATATTGCTGGTGTCTCCTTCCTCTCTACCTACGGAGACCTTGACCTTCCTCAGCCCCCAATGTGCCGAGTTCTCAGTATGGAGGAAATCACCCGTGAGTATGGTGTTGCTTCGCTCTTCGCATCAGGTCTCGTTGTGGATGTCATCAAGGCGTTCAAGTCTCCCGATATTTGGAAGGCATGTCAGACCATCCTCGGTCGTGGCGAAGTCCTTTCGGTAACAGAAGACCATATCAACGCTTACGCTCAGGAGCATAATATCGACCTCCCCCTTGGCGAGGAATGCAAGACGAACATCCGTGCTATCTTGGAAGAAAAGATTTCCAACAAGGTAGACAACCTCCACGAGAAGCTGGACATCGTAAGACGTGTTAAGAAGTTCGCTAAGAACTACTATGCAGGTGATGTCTACAAGGCGGTTAATCTCCTAAAGGTGGTTAATAACCTTCACTACTTCGAGGTGCTGAAGAAGACCTACAACCCCATTGATTGGAGTTCGGTAGACTTCGGTGGCGACAAATTCAGTAATGCAGATGAACTCGGTGCAATGTCCTGCGCAGGTGGAGCTTGCGAAATCAAGTGATAAGAATTATGGCTAATTTTTCATTCAGTAGTAGTAGAGCACCTATCTTCTCAGAAGAACTACTACGCAGAGCAGAGGACGACATCATCGCTATCAACGAGCTGGAGGAGTTCAATACGTCATCCTACTCGGAGCTAAACGCTTCTGTTGATAGTGTCATCTTGGCGGTTGAAGCCTTTACCAAGGTTGGAAATCACGCTATCCGAAAGAAGAACGAGTGCGGTATCGTTGATTTCCTATATGGTTCAACCGCAGAGATTGCCAAAGAATCTGAAGGTTCTCTCTTGGATGCAGTCACTATTATCATCAATAGGGTTGCTGACAGCTACAAGGATAAGAAAAGATTCATCCAAGATGCAAAGGACAACCTATACAACAACCTGCAACATGAGCTTGGGGGTACTAACGTAGAGGTGTCAGAGAAACTATACCCCAATCTTTGCACCTTCCTCACGGAATACCCCAAGGAGCTTGAAAAGCGTAAGGAAGCAGAAGAAGCCAAGGCTATAGAACAAGCTAAGAGGGGTGTCCCTTGTGTAGGTCACGTCTGCTCTGACAAAAGCATCTCCGTTTCAAAGAAGATGCCTTCCATTCAGCTCTTTAATGAAGACGCTCCAAAGAGTAAGCCTCTTGACAGACTTTTCTCCACAAGCGAGCATGAAGAGGTTGAAAAGTGGAGAGAAAAATATGGTGGCAAGTTCCTCTCCGATGCCGCAAAGGCGTTGGAAGGGATGCCAAGCTACGAAAAGTCCAAAGGCGTAGATGCACCTAAGACTTCTGCTCTTGAAGGGAAGAAGTCGCCAAAGAAGGAAGCTCCAAAGGCAAACAATGGTAGCGAAGAGTTCCATTTCGTCTTCCTTGACGAAGATGGTATTGAGTACGAAGTTCCCGAGGACTCTGCTCTTGAACTTATCGCACTTATGTGTATGCTTGACGAAGAGGATGACGAGTATTAAATGTCTACGCTAATAGAATGATGAATGAAAGTTCGGAGGATTTGGTTTCTCCGAACTTTCTTCTTATCTTTGTACTACGAAGAAACCCAATAGGGGATGTCTAACGAATAACAAAGAAAAAAGAATCATGAGCAATGAGAGTCTCAAGACCTTGGTAAAGGTCGCCATCGCAATCGTCTTCGCCCTGCTGACAATTTGGGCAGTCTCGGTTATCCTAACCATTGAGTCCGAAAAGAAGGAACAGCCCACCACCCCACAATCAATCCCAAAATCTTCACAGAGAGTCTTCTCTGTGAAGACCGACTACGGAGTACTCCTCACTAATGGGGAGTGCTATAATGTAGACTCCGTAGTCCTATGCGTATATACCGAGGAGTTCAACGGGGCGAATGTCATTGACCAAGTCCGAGAAAACCTCTACGGATATATCCTTGACGCTCTTGAAGACGCTTCGTGGGAGTCCCCAACCATTGATAGTTTATCCACCAATACCGAAGTCATACTATCCGATAAGTTAGCTTCATCAAGCGCAAACATATTTTGGATTGAGGTGTATTCAACTTATACGGGGCAGGACAACAGCCTTTCTATAATAGACAGGGGTGGTAGTCATCCCTAAGTTTCACTAAAATATAATTAGAATGTCAGCAGAAGAAATTAAGAATGTAGGCGAAGAAGCAACGGAAGTTGCACAGCCTGAAGCTACTCCTGAAGAAGTAGTACGTGACGCAGAAGGCAACGTTGAGATGCCAAAGGAAGACCTTGAAGCGGTCAATGAGCCTATTGATTACGCTACTGCACCAACTGAGGCACGAAAATCCTTTATGAAGGAAGTCTTGGAAACTCAGAAGGCTTCAGAGCGTATCAAGCTGGTGGATATTGAAAAGATTCCAACAGAAGCAGAAGTGAAGGCTCTCGCTGAGGAATGGGAGGAAGCTAATCGTGCATTCCACGAAGACCTCAAGCTCTCTCTCTCAGAAGACAAGAACGAGTCAGAAGCATTCGCAGTCGTCCTTCAGACTTTCTTTGAACGCTATTGTCAGTGGTCAGGCGACCAATTCCGTGCCGTCCTCGCAATCCACGAGACCCTTGAAGAGATTTCAAGCAAGAGAAAGAACAAGACCTTCTCTGACCTGAAGCTCTCCTACTACGAGACTATGGTCATCGCAGTGTTCCTGAAAGAACCAAAGGGTACGGGTATCAAGAGTTCGGAATGGTTCAGAGACAACGCTACGAACCTCTACAAGATTTCACAGCGTTCTCTCAGCATGCTCAAGGACTTTGAAGACCGCAAGAAGGAACTTGAACGTAAGCTGGAAGTCGCTCAGCTCGCTTCAATCTCGTTCTGCGTAGAAGCTCTCCCCGTTGAGAACAAGTACGAACACGACCTCGCTAAGTGCATTGAACTTGAAAACAAGTTCCTTGAAGAAGCAGGTCTCCTCTAAGAATAACTAAACATCGGAATGCCCGAACTCATCATCGGGTTCGGGCATTCTTCTCTTTCAACTAACTAAAAACAATTCCTATTATGTTTATCATCGTAATCCTTTTGCTCGTCCTCATCGTAGCGACAGCAAAACCCTCCCTCATCAAGCCAGCCATTGACTACGTTGAAGCCCTGCTAAAGGGGAAGAAGACCGAGATGGATGACGAGCATCTTGAAGAAGACTATCACGCTGTACTCCAAGAGAGACTTAGCATTCTTCTTGGTAATATCGCAAGAAACCTGAAGAATATAGACTCAGAGCTGTTGTCTCAAATCTCGGAAATGTTTGAGGCTTATGATAAGATGGACTTCAACCGAATGGAGAGCCTCTTGTCTGCAACCACTCCGCTGTCCCTATCCTCAGAACCAACAAGCTATGGTCACTTGGACATCAAAGACTACATCAATATGAAGGTATCAAGCCTCATCGGTGGTAGCTCCTCAAAGAATGCGTATGAAGATATGCAGATTATTTGGAGTACGGAGTTCTACAAGCTCGTCTCTTGGGTCGTATGCCTTGACCTGAATGAGTACGATATGGCACGGGACAACATGAAGCAGTGCATTGAGACGCTCAAGTCCAACAGCATCGTAAAGCAGTTCGGAAAGCCTACCAAGGTGGAAACGACAGCAACGGAAGTAGCCAATGAAGACGAAGAAAAGAAGAACGAAGTCACCGAAACAGGCGAAGTTCAAAACTAACCAACTCGGGTTTCTTGTCTTCACCAACGAGAAGGCTGACTACGAGATTACTATATACCCACCGAAAAATCCTGAGGTAGACCCTAAGTGGCTTGCTGATGGATTTCCTGACGACCCCGTCCCCCTCCGCTATTATAATTCGTACGAAGATATAATCAAGGACGTTGAGCGCATCTGCAATGTAGTTGTAGTCTCTTAGCAATATCAATCTAACCACACACACGTGACAGCCACGGACTTGCTTTTGCGGGTTCGTGGCTTTGTCGTTAAATATGATAACATGGCATTTACGAGGAACATAAGAATGGAGTATCCTCTCCTTAATACGCTGAGGAGAGGGGTTTTCAGGAGAGACCTTGAAGACCCGACAGCCCTTGCGTTTAAGGTGGAGTTCGGTATCATCAAGGGGCAGTCGCTATTTGGTGACAAGATGTTCACATTCCCTGCTCATAACAACAAGATTGAGGGGAGCATCTTATATGACCATATGCCAACGCCATTCTTTCAGCTCCCTATCCCTACAACGCAGATTAGGAGCAGTTCACTCGTAGACCATAGCCTTGTTCCGCAAGGGGCGTACTCGGCATACACTTACCTACTAAACTCAAATCAGGACGCAAGGGCTGAAATGCTCCTTGACTTCATTGGCGGATGGCACGAACTACAAACCAACCATCCGTATCTGTTTGAGGGTGTGTCGGGCATAAACAGCCTCCTAAACATTGAACCTAAATATGGACCTCGCATCAAAGAAGGATACGAAGGAGCTAAGGTAACGTTCACGATGCGTGATACCCTTGACCAAAGAGTAAGGCATATGCTCAGCCTTTATAGGAGTATCGTATGGGATGATAAGTGGCATAAGCATACGATGCCTGATATGTCACGCTTCTTTAAGATGTATATCTATATCTCCGATTATAGGCTGTTCACCAAGCGTGCTGGCTCTTCTATCTTCGGTGCGGACAAGACGACTGCACAGCCCGAGAAGAACAAGGACTTTATGGAGAAGGTGATGGATTTTGAAGTTCCTCAGATACCTTCTTCACGAGGTGCGAGTATCCGTGCGCAGGCTACAAATATCCTTACAAGGAATTTGAATGATATAGCCCGTGGCGTTACCGACAGAGTTAAGGGTAAGGTAGAGGAGAAGTTGTCGGGTGCGGCGAAGGCGGTAGGACTAAGTAGCAAGCTCAGCGCATCAGCACTGAACCTCGTTATGGAGGTTGTGGACACCATCGCTCCCGTCACGATGATTGAGTGCGATATGTGCGATATTGATATTCGTTCTATCAACCAAATCTTCTCTAATAACTACGATGATACAAGACCAAAGTATTCCGATACCTTTAACTTCGTAGTTAATGTAAGGAACGTAAACGTAACACACCGCTTTACCGCAACGATAGACGATATAGACGAAGCATATGCGAGCGAGGTCTTCTACCGAAGATTTCCAACAGCAGAGAAGTATAGCTACCTTGGTGCAGATAAAGTTCCCACTTCTATATCCACTATCATTGACGATAAGATTATATCCATTAACAACACCGACCTTAACCAAGGGAATGACGAGAGCGACTACCGAATTGCCAGCCTATACCTTAAAGGCTCAAATGTCGTATCGGATGCCATTCACCTTGCGGATAAGGATAGGAAGATAAACGTACTACAACCATATTACTTTACCGATGTCCCTTCCGTGGAGAACAATAAGTATGGTGGTTCAGAAGCATCCTCTCCTCTTTGGGGTACTATCGGAGGATGGGTGGACAAACTCGGTAAGTGGGTGGAAGGAAGCGTTGGTACTCGCCTTGAGAATGCGATAGAAGGGCTGACGTTCTCTCCCGTGCTTGGAGGGCACTCCGTAACCGAATACCTTGAGACTATCGGGACGCAGAATGTCATAGGGCTACTCGGTCTTATCCAAGACAGCATGAGGAAGAAAATGGAGGTCTTTGATATAACCAAGGAGCAGTCCGATGCCATCTTCAACGAGACGCTGAAACAGATTTCAATGCGTAAGCCCTCCGATGAAGCCGAAGAGGTCATCATCAATACTTCCAAGGAAGTCCTATCCAATATGACTTTGTATAGCTATATGGAGAGCTATGCCGAGAAGCATTTTATTGAGGATATTGTAGAGCTACACAAGACGGAAGAGGACGACAAGGTCGGTGATGAAAACCTATTCAAGTCTGAGGATGGAGGCGAGCTGAACAGCAACATAAGCCTTATCTCAACCTCTCCTGATGTGATTACTCCTACCGCAAGCATATTCGCAAGCAAGGAGAAGAACGAAACGCCTGACGCAAATATATACAGCTCAACTGACGAGAATAATATAGCAGAACCAAACCTCCTATCAACTCCTGATAGCACGAAGATTGGTGATGCAAACATATATAAGACCACGGACGAGGTGCAGTCACCCGAAGTGCATATGCACTCAACTGACGACAAGACTAAGATGGTGAAGCATTCCATCTTTGCGTCTGACGAACGAGAGTATGTCAAGGATGTTCATCTAACGAAGACCGATGACGACAACGTCATTCAGAACGTGGATATGTACTCATCGGAGGAAGACCTGAAGCTAAAGAGTGACCCTCTTTACAGCGCAGAAGACCACAACGAACTCCCAGGAGTATCAATGTACGAAAGCAAGGAGAATCTCAATGCACCTAATGTCAATATCCACGCAACGGGAGAAGACCATTCGCATGAGGTGAGCGTAAGACTACATTCCTCCGAGGAGAGCGGGCAGGTGCATACGCCCAACCTATACAAGACGGATGACGGGATGACAGAAGCAAGACCCGTAGAGATATATTCATCGGAAGAGTATTCAACAGCACCGAGGGCAGTCCTTCACCAAACAGAGGATGTCGCACAACCAAGCAAGACAATACGACTTCACGGAAGTGCTGATGATAATAGAGTAGGAAGAGTATCTATATTCGCATCTGAGCAGGATAGGAAAGTAACCAAACAAGATATTCACGAGACACCCGATGAGGCTGAAAGCGTTGAAGAGGCATTCAGGAGAGGGCATACCAAAGAATATACGATTGCGGATAAGCTCGCACATATGGAGAAGATACGCAAAGAACATAAGTACTAACGAAACAAAGAAGATTTTAGGGTCTCTATAATAAGGTAGTGGTAGGAAAGTCCTACTGCTACCTTTCTTTTTAATCAGTATGGTTTATGCCAAACTACAAACTAACATTCCATTCAAGTAGCAACTTCTCAGGTCTATCTGAATGGCTCAAGGGTTACTTCGGGATTCCCGATATGTTCCTTGGAAGTAAGAGTAAGAACTCACTCTGTATTGAAATTGACCTTAATGGTCAGTTCTTTGAAGCAACGGGTATCAATGCCCAAGCACCACGTATTGGACGCTATTCTCGCATCTCGTTTGAAGACGCAGGGGTAGACGGGTTCAAGCTGGAAAATGAAGTAGGCGAGGAAATCCCCACGCACGCAGGTAAGAAGAAGTACTTGGTGTGTATCAAGGATACGCTCGTTATGTTCCAATCAACGCTTGCGTTCATCTCTAAGACGACAGATGATGCTAAGCTGATTATCTCGGCTACAGATGTCCTTCCTCAGACGAGTAAGGACTATATGGCAAGGATGCGTTTCACTGAGGAGAATATGGATGTCGCTATCGCCAAGGATAAGATGTATATCTCGGGTGATGGTGTACACGTTGGCTACAATGTCTTTAAGATTGACTTTGTGCCTATCGTATCCAACACGTTCTTTGATGAAATGTTCAGTGGCTTCGGTAGACCTCAGGTGAGCGTTGAGGTAGACGGAAGTAGGATTAAGCTCCTTTCCGATACGCTGAAGATTGTCTCGGATACGTCAGGTGAGGACAAGTCTACTCAGGCTGTTAATGTGGAGCTGAAGCCCAATGGCGACTTCTTCGTTACCGCTCCTGATGGTTCGTTCTCGGTGAAGCTCGGTGAAGCTCATGACAATTCTCCGTTCTCGTTCCCTATCTCACGAGGAGACCTCTCGGCATTCCTCTATGGAAACGACAGCTCATCCAACAAGGTCATCTTCAAGGTCACTCCCGATGCCTGCGGAATGCAAGCCCCACGTATCGTCAGTGCGCACGTTATGGATGGTCACTCGGGCGAAGAGTCTAAGTACTTCGTCATTGAAGTCATCAAGAGGGCTGAGTCTACTATCAAGATTTAATTTTATCTCTAACCTTAAAACTCACATTTAATGAAGGTTTCTGAAAACAAGGACATTCGTCCTTACTCTAAGGAGCTTGGTAACGAAGGTGTTGCAGGCTTTAATTGGGATGCGTATGAAAGACTTGGTCACTCAAAGGTGAAGAAGCACCGACTGAGCAAGAAGGAATGGATTTACGCATCAGGTGAAAACGTAGAGGATGACTACAAGGCTTATACGTCATCCACGTTTAAGATTTCCAAGGATGTGGATACCATCAGCTCCAAGACGAAGGGTTCGCTTCTTGCTATCACGGGTATTGACCTTGCACCAAACAACAAGGTTATCGTCCATACCGAGTCGGGTCTCAGTGCTTGTGTAGACCTTGAAAAGGATAAGCGTATCCTTGATGTCCTTGGTGATAATATGTCCGTAGAGGAGCTTTATGCAAGCCTTGTGACTGCATTCGGTAAGCAGGACTTCATCACCCGAGTAGGTAATGTCTACATTGACAAGAATGGCAATGGGTCGTTCTACGAAGGTATCATCCTCGGTGTCAAGGAAAGAATGTCCCGCTCGTCAAACGCTCTTAGCGCACGCAAGGAGATGGTAGGTATCAAACTTGACCTCAGAGGTAATGACGCAAGCGATGCTCGTATCGAGAACAAGATTAAGCGTCTCAACAACGAAGCCTCTTCCGCTTGGTCTACTATCTACACGGGTGTCATCACGGGTGTCAATGCAGGTGGTTATACCATCCTCGTAGATGGTCTTGAATGCTTCCTTCCCTACTCTCAGGCTTCACTCGGTGGTAGTCTACCCTCACGAGACAAGGTCTCTAAGGAAGAGAGAGAAAAGGCTATTCAGGCTCTTATTGAAGAGAACAAGACGAATATCGGTCTTGAGCTTGAAGTGGTAGCCCTCTCGTACGACAGACGTAGCGACTCTTATGTGGTCTCTCACAAGGAAGCTAAGCGTATCATCGCCTCGGCAATCTGTAAGGAACTTGCAGGTAGTAGCGAGCCTCTCACGGCTATCGTCAGTGGGTCTGCATACTACGGGGTGTTCCTTGAGATTATGCTTCCTAATGGGGCTTCTACCTTTGACGGGATTATCCACTACAAGAACTCAAGCGAAGAGTTCAAGACGAAGGTGGAGAGCGGTGCTATCAGAAAGGATGATATTATTGATGTCTACGTCACTGAGGTTACGGAAGACGGGGTAATCATTATCTCGGACAAAAAGCCTGAAGGTGATGAATAACCCTGAACTCACCGACATCAGCAAGCTGGATGTTAAGCTGTGCGCTTGCCCTCGTTGCGGAAACACCTCGGTAGCTACGCAGACTATCTTGGTTGAAGTAAGGAACTTGGAGAATATTGCAGAGACACCCGACAAAGCACCTATCCAACTACTTGTCTGTGCTAAGTGCAACAAGGTTCTTGACTTGGGTATGAACAACCCATTCATCAAGAAAGTCTCGGAAGCGGCAGGTGAGAACTTTGGTTTACCACTCAACCCGCTTGAAGAAGAAAAGAAGTAAAACTCTTTCCATTGAATAATATGAGAGGAGGGGTTAAGGCGTAACAACCTTAACCCCTCTTCGCTTTCATATCAATTTCCTTTTTCAGGAATGGTAGCAGTATATGGTCTTCGTACCGCACCTCCTGAATGTTGTATATGTCGCTATACTTATATGTCTTTAGCCACGTATCATCTTCATTCATCTGTTGCTTACCAAGCATCTTCCCAACCATAACCTCTGCAACACCAACGTCCTTTGTTATCGTATTGCGAAACCCTTGGTCTTCAAACAAATCTAATACCTTGGCTATCTCCTCAGGAGTGAAGCTCGTTATATCAAGGACAAGCACGTTCGGCACTTTGGGTCTAAATCTGAGAACGAGTACAATCCTAAGGGACTTATCGTCACGCCTAAGAAGAGTGGCAAAGCTAAATATCCGTGGATTGGAGTATAGATGTCCTTTGGCTAATGGTCTTATCAGCCTATCAGTAACGGCTTTCCGTATTTCAATGGAGTAGCCTCCCCTATCTAATCTTTGATATTCCCTTGCGTATGCTCCATCCACCATAATAAATAATTTACACATAAACCATAAATCTATGCCATCAGCAAAGAAAACAGAAGAAAAGAAAACGGGCGGGATAATGAATTGGCTAAATAAGCTAAATAGTCCCGAGACTGACACTTCCGCTTCAGGGCTTATGGGGTCTATAACACTTCTTATAGGACTTTTCATTTTCATAGTCCTTGCAGTGTTCTATATGGTAAAGACCTCGGAAGCAAGCAATATACTTGCACTGATTGATAAGGATGTAGTCATCATTTCAATCGGCTCTGCCCTTCTCGGTATAAGAAAATTTTCGGGTGTACTCCGTAGTAATAAATACAACATTGAAGGCTCTGACCTCAAGAGTATCGCTGATATGATACATAACGGAGGTAAGGATGTAGACGATGATAGGCACAGAGCATCATACGAAGAGGAAAACGAAGGTGAAACCTTCGTAAATGATATTGAACATGAAGAGGCAGGAGAAACGCTACTCGGTACGAAGAGTAAGAGAAGGCGCAGGTGATATAGCCACCCCGTCTCTCGGGAATGGCGTTCAGGGAGGCTCTGTTGGGAGCGGTGATACGTTCGGAGCTTTATCCCAAATGCCCGTGTCTAAGAAGATTGTTAAATACCGAAAGAAAAAGAAATAACCTATTATAATGCCTACGGATATAGTAATCAAAGGTTACGGACGAGAAAAGCTCAAGAGAGTGAATGAATCCGTACAAGGAGGTTCAAAGAACATTGACCTTGAAGGGGTTTTCGGTGTAGTGAGCGACACGCCTAACCGCAATGGTCGTATCTACACGGAGGAAACATACCTTCCCCACATTAAGGATATTAGAGACCGACTCAGCCGAGGCGAAACTATCTATGGTGAGCTTGACCACCCTGATGATAGATTTGAGATTAAGGTAGAGAAGGCTTCCCACATGATTCTTGACGTACACTACGACAAGAACAGCAAGAAGGTAATGGGTAAAATCCGCCTTCTTGATACTCCCTCGGGGCGAATTGCTAAGGCTCTCTTGGAAGCAGGTGGTAATGTATATGTCTCGTCAAGAGCGCAGGGCTATGAGCTTGACAATGGTAAGCTGGAACTGACGCAGATTATGACTTGGGATATTGTCGCTACTCCTGGTTTTTCAGAAGCGGTGGTTCACCGAGTAAACGAATCGGCTCAGGTCAATAGCCTTCAGTCGTTCGTGAGAGATAAATATGAAGAATACAAGAGGATTGTGTCACCTAAGACGAATTATAAGGTAATCCGCATCAACGAGAACGAAGACTACATCCGCATCGCTAAGCCTATCAAGGAAGAAAAGACGATTGACCAAGCAAGGCTTGGCAATAACGAAGAAGAAGGCAGAAAGATGGATGAGTTCTATGTGGATAACACCCGTAATGCAGACTCAGACACCGAAGTTGTTGAACTGAGCGATGAAGCCATCTCACGCATTGCAGACGAGCTTGAAAAGCGACTTGGCAATAGTCTCGGCAAGGGCGGTTCTGATAGTGATGGCGATAACCCATTCATTGAAGGAAAGGTTGAGATTGCTTCGGAAAGCGAGCTGACTGACGCAGAAAAGGAAGCCCTTGGTTCTGACGACAACGTCTTTGAAACGGAAGATATTAAGGTTGTCTCGGAAGATGGTCTTACCAATGACGAGAAGGACGCTCTTGAAGCCAACGCTGGCGACAAGGATGATGACGAGGACGAGGACGAAGGTGAACCCGAAGAGGTTGATGTTGAAGACGAAGTTGAGTCGTTCCTAAATAACGTCAAGAAGGATAAGCAAATCAAGGAGAGCCTTTGCAATAGGCATCCTTGGGTAAGAGACCTTCAGCCAATCAACAGAGTCATCCTTGAAGGTTTTGACAGAAGGAAGCAAGACGAAGTCGCTTCACGTATCTATGAGATGTCAGAAGGTGATATTTCCTTCTTCCTTGATGAGAATGCAATCAATGAATCGTTTAACGTAATCACAAAGCAGATGAGTTCACCTGACTACACAAAGACCCCACGTTGGGTTGCCCTTGGCGGAAAGGACGTGCTGGAATCTTATAACGCACTTCCAAAGGACATCAGGGAAGAAGTAAATAGACAATCAGAGATTATCGTCCTTGACACGACTGACCAAGTACGCTCTTTTTGGAGAGACCTTAAGAGAGAGAAGATTATCGTAGAATCTAAGAAGTTCGTTCCTTCTCGCCTGAATGAGTCTAAGTCCATTGAGCGTGCAGACCACGACCCTGCTGACAGCCTTATCCTTGAAGAGGAACAGCGTAAGTTCAGCGAGGACATTCTGCGAGAACTCGGTCTGTAATAAATAAGTATAGAATAAGTCTAATATAACAAAAACAAAACCATACCTACCCGTCAAGGGAAAAGAGAATTGACGGAAGGTATCATTGCTTTAATACAGCTTTTCTTGACCACGTTCACCAGCGGGAAAAATTGAAGGGAGAGACGGCAAGTGGGTTGTTAGAGTTAAAGCTCAAACAAATACAAAGAAAAGAAAAAACAATGAAGAGAAATCTCACAATTAACGAAAGCGTTCAGAAGTCTATCAATGAAAGTCTGAAGCCCCTTCTTGAAGGTGTATCACCTGCAAGAGTAGAAGCAATCAAGAAGTTTGCAGAAGCTAATGCTCATATGGTTATGTCTAACCGCATCAATGAGTCATTCAGCTCTCCCCTCGCCCCTTCTCAGTTCGTAAGCAACACGTCTGTTAGCGGTGCTGGTGACATCCGTGTCCCTTCACTCGGTAATGGTGTTACGGCTGGTGCTAAGGGTACGGGTGACACGTTCGGTGCTCTGTCAAACCTGCCTATCGCTACGAAGATTCTTCGTTCGACTCGCTTCCTTGACCTCGTAAACACTCGTCCCGTTACTGAACCTGCTGGTTTCCTCCGTTATCAGGATATTTTCTATACGGAAACGGGTTCTACGCCTTATGGTAACGCAGGTACTGCTTCTAACCCCAACCCATACAACTCTTATGGTAAGAGAGACCAAGGTACTATCTTCTATCTCCACTTCCAAAGCAAGACTGCTGGTGCGGCTGGTGAAAAGGAAAAGTCTGAACTGCTCCGTAACCTCCGTGCGGCTGTTGCCGAAGAACGTGCTCAGTATCCTACGGATGCTTCGCTCGTTGCGGCTAAGGCTACCGCTAAGACGATTATTGAAATCGTTCCCAGCAAGCTCTATGTTCGTATCCTTGGCGTAGGTCGTTACAACAACGCTCTTATCGTTCAGGAAATCGTAGACCCATCTGTTGCTGTTGCTGACGCTTATACTCCTGAGCTGTCACTCGCTAACATCTTTGGTGAGTTCTCAGGTTTCTATAAGGCTGATGGTCTTATTGACCCCACAAAGCTCCATGCAACGAAGGATTTGACGATTGCAACGAAGACCGTAGAAGCTGTTGGTATCAACTCTGTTTCTGCTATTGATGACCCCATCGCTGGTTATAGCTCTGAAGGTAACTTCGCTCCTACCTATCGTGATGGTGCTGTCGTTGTTCGTGGTAGAAGCCGTGGTGCCGCTGAGGTTGCTACTCCAAGAAGACTTCAGGCTGAATACACGAGCATCGCCTTCAAGACGAAGACTATCACTCAGGCTGTTCAGCTGACGATGTCTGAAATTGAAGACTATGGTGGTATCTATGGTAACGACACCCGTAAGGAAAGAGAAGAAATGGCTCTCAACCTGATGGCTCTTGAAATTGATGCCGAAGGTCTTGAACGTCTTTCTCAGCTCGGCTGGCTTCACGCTGTTCAGGCATTCAACTCTGAAGATGTCAACCTGAACATCTCGTTCCGTGCTGGTGCTACGAACACGCCTGCTCTTTGGGTTGCTAACCTCGAACCTGATATGTGGGACAACCCCGTTCAGAAGGTTCAGCTTCCTTACGCTCAGGATACTCTGCCCGTCAAGAGTGCTCCTCAGATGCTTGAAAGCGGTGTTACGCTTGCCGCTCGTCTGAAGGTTCTCCTCCTCCGTGCTGTGAACCTGATGCGTTACCGCTCTAAGATTAACGATGGTGAAGTCTTCGCTCTGATGAACGCTGACCTCGTTAGCCTTCTCGTTAGCACGATGAATGAGTCTCTGAACCCAACTCCTAACAACATCCAGCAGAAGGGTGCTACGGCTGACTATGTTGGTGAACTTTGGGGTATCAAGATTTACAGAGACCAATCTCTCAACCTTCGTGACTTCCGTATCACTATGGGTATCAAGTCAAGCGATGACAAGGCTCCTGGTGTTATCTTCTGCCCATACATCATGGGTCAGGTTACGAGACGTGACGTTACGATGACGGAAGAACTCGGTTCATTCATCCGTAGCCGTTATGCTATCGTGAACTATGGTTTCTATCCTCAGAACAGCTACTTCACTTTCTACTTCGACCCAGGTTTCTAAACTTAGATTAAAGTATAGTAAGTGAAATAACCCAAGGAGGGGGACGGCTA